TTGTAATAGCGTTGTTCTTTTCTTTGTATGAATGTATAAATAACGTAGTGTAATTTTATTGTTACCTTACCCCCGCAAGGTGTAATCTGGAATTGCGGATAGATCACACACGCTACAATACCTCTGTGGCTTTACAGGAGCCATTTTCAGGCATTGTAGATCGATTCTGGTGTAATATGACCTGAAACGATTTTCAGAGCCTTAAAATCGATTTTAGCCTATAAAAGTATTTTATGGATTAAATATGCTTTTCAGGATATTGCAATACAGTTATAGAATTGTTTATCAAAACAAAAAAAAGAAGCTATCAGGATTTTCCTGATAGCTTGCGCGGGAATTATAAAATCTATACGATAAAAATCCTGAAAATAGAATTATAAGTAAAAATGCTATCGTATAGGTTTTATCCTACCTAATGTATTTATATTTATACTTCTAGTTTATACTTCTAGCGCGCTAAACTTTAGGAAAGCATAAAGCTTTCCATCCTGTAAATGAAAACCGTTATACAATGCGTTGATGTGATCAGCTTCCCGCAATGCCATATTGTGCTGATGTGCTAAACGCTCTGTCAAGTATGTGTTATCAATATACTCCTTTTCTAAGAACGTATATACTACCCACGCCATCACGTGTCCCAAACCTGTCCATCGATATGATACCATGTTGTGAGAAAACACGGTATATTGTACATTGTTTAGGTATTGCTTCACACCATGCAAGCCCCTTTGCTCGTAAGCAAGATTCAATTCAACTTTGTTATAGTTTGTGTGGTATTGTAGCATACTGTATCCCAGCTTGTAATCAACACAGGATGCAACATAGTAATGCACAGTATCAAGCTCTTCTACCAATTCACAATACTTTACAAAATCCATACGATCGCTATAGTACAGAGTGTCAAGCGCCTTGAAATATGCTTGCTGTGCGATCTTAGCGTTCGTGGTTGTCATGGTTGTTTTACTTTCCTTGTTAACTGATTACTTTGGTATTATATCACTTGCCGCGCACGATGTCAAGAGCTTTGTGTTAGAGAAGCATTAACATCGTGCGCGGGAATAGCCTACCATAGATCTACAGACACATCCCAATTCTTAGGAAAGAACTGATCTACAAACACTCCTACAGACCTAACATCATCTTGCGTAACAGTACTACGCTCTGTAAGAGCTTCACTATTTACAAAGACTCTGTTATTAAAACTATCAAAAACTACATTACAGTTACAGACATTGCCTACAATCTCAAAATCTAAACACGCATCATCATTATCCATACCCTGCATGAAAACGCTTACCAGAATATCATTATGAATAAACCAAAGCCTACCATGCAAATCGTTTACCAAATCGCCTAGAAACGTCGTGTTGTTCTTGAGGATGTTACGAACTGAGGTAACGTTGTTCATTGTGGTTTATTCTTTCTTACTAACTTGCTTGATTACACCAGCATTATACCACAGCCCGCACATCCTGTCAAGAGCTTTCTGTTAGATAAGTGTTAACAGGATGCGCGGGAATATCTAATACTACTTTACAAAAATTGTCTTAAGTGTTTCAAATAACTCATTTGCAACACTATTTGAAAAATCAATACGCAATTCAGCAAATCCTAGTTGCTTTTTTCCAAAATCTGGTACCTTTACCGCATACCGTACCATAAAATAAAATGGTACACTGTTATTACTTAGCTGCGAATTATTTACTACTATTTTTAGATAAGGGCTATTGTTGCGCCTATACCAATGATCATAGTACGTGTTATTACTATCTGTAGTGGTAAACCCGTGCCGATCATCATCATCAAGCACATACGTATGCAAGTTGTGCGTGCACCGATCTACAGACACATTTACAATACTATCATCACGCTTTACACCGTAAAGCATAAACTTGGTTGGAGTAATTACAAACTTAGCAGGATTTGTAATTACATAATATACATAGCTTTTCACATACGACGTAGTACCATCGAATTGGGTTTTCATTACTTTTTCTCTATCTACTTGCTTGACTACACTGGTATTATACCACTTGCCGCGCATCCTGTCAAGAGCTTTTTGTTAGAAGATCGTTAGCAGGATGCGCGGCTAATGTTATTGCATATGACTAATGATAAAATCGTTAAACCAGCTCTTGGTATACTCCTTTACCTCACTACCATTATATACAATAGTAATCAAATCATCACTATAAAAATCTGTACCCCATGGTACAACTGCATGTAGTTTGAATTGCATATTTGTTTTACAATAACTCCCTAGCACACACTCACCATGATGCTCAAACGCAAACCAACAAGTGTTGTCATTATTGAAAACTACGTGCATACCAAAATCTTTTAGTGTTGTTGTTACTTCTGACATTGTCTGTTTCTTTCTAGCTAGCTTCGATTACATTTGTATTATACCACTTGCCGCGCATCCTGTCAAGAGCTTTTTGTTAGAAAAGTGTTAACATCGTGCGCGAGAATAGTTAATTACTCTTTTACATAAAATATCATGTGCGGGGGTTTTGGTCTAATAGCCGTGCCACCATCACATACCGCGCATAGAACGCAGTATGCACGCACAGATCATCTAATGCGTGTAAAACGTTATTATGTTCTGATTCTGGAATTAAAGCCAGAATAGATTTTACTACATTTTCCACATACTCCTTGTCACCTTCAGAAACAGCACACATGTTCGCAAGGATTGAACGATGGTGTGCTGGAGTTACGTTTGGATAAAGATTGTCAAACATTGTGTTATCCTTCTTTCTATAACTTCGATTACACTAGTATTATACCATACCCGCCCAACATTGTCTACTGGTTTTTGTTAGAGATGTGCTAACGAGTGTTATCTACCCAAATAGCACTAGTGTTGAGAATACGCTTTATATAGTTGTACGCATCCCAATCGCAAAACTCCCATTTACTCTCGTCGTTATACTTTTCTACCGATAAAATACCGTCGTATTTTCGTATATACACACGATATACATCATCCGGACTTGTTATTATTAACTCTTCTACACCATCTATACGAGAAACCAGAATAATTGTATACATTGTTTTGCCCTCCTTGTTAACTCTGATTACACCAGTATTATACCACAGCCCGCGCATCCTGTCAATAGGTTTGTGTTAGAAAAGTGTTAACAGGATGCGCGGCAATTATAAACACCTTAGAAATTAGAAAATAGCTACCCTACTCTCTCTGGGAAAAGCATACAGCGTGTCATCTTTAATGTGAAACGATGTATACTTTTCTGTCAAAGCAGCGCCACTGTCAAGCGCCATTTTTAAGTTATGTTCCGCATAATTCTCAAAAACAAAATCATAGGTTGGATTCCTTTTGTAATCGCAATATTGCCATGTTATCCATTGGATAACATGATTTGCCGATGCCCATCGGCAAATCATAGATTCATTTGTAAAAACATAGAATTGCGTAGCTTTCAGGTAACTTTGCAAGCCATACACACCAGCTACTGCAAGCGCATGTTCCGCATCTGTACTGACAAAATTGGTATGGTATTTTGCGTACACTGCTACCATAGGGTGTGATTCTACAGAGTCTTTAATATACCAAAAAAGATCCTGTAATTGTGTTGCAATTTCTCTGTAATCATCCTGATCCATGTCAACAGCGTTTGTTAAATTGGCCAAACGAGGGGCATTAAACAGCCCCATAAGGCGCGTATAGGCATCTAGTGCTCGTGTGCCGCAATTTACTTCTGTCATTACTTTCCTCTCTCTCTCTCTCGTTAACTTGATTACACTGGTATTATACCACTTCCCGCGCATCCTGTCAAGAGCTTTCTGTTAGAAAAGTGTTAACAAAATCACGGGTATATTACAACTATTTTAGAAAATGGTATTGATATAGGTACGATATTACTACGTGAAAAAGCACACAGCACATTGTTATTAATGTGAAAAGAAGTATACTTTTTTGTCATGGAACTACCATCATCAAGTGCCATTTTGAAATTATCTTCTGCATAATTCTGAAAAGACGTATCATAAATTGGATTCTTTTTCCAATCGCAATATTGCCAAACAATCCAATTCATAATGTGATCTAATGATGCCCACCGACAAATAATAGACTTATTTGTAAAAGTGTAAAATTGGCAAGCTTTCAAGTAAGTATGCAAACCATGCATACCTGCCAACTCACACGCATGTTCTGCATCAGCATATACAAAATTAGTATGATATCTCTCAACATCTTGATACGCCAGCATCATAGGATGCGTTTCTACAGATTCTTTGATATACCAGAAGAGATCTTTGAGCTGGGTAAAAATCTCTTTGTAATCATCCTGATCTATCTGATCCACGTTAGTAACATTTACCAAACGAGGGGCATTAAACAGCCCCACAAGGCGCGTATAGGCATCTAGCGCACGTGTCCCACAATTTACTTCTGTCATTTTTATCTCTTTCTTTCGCTAGCTTATTACACTAGTATTATACCACTTACCGCGCACGATGTCAAGAGCTTTCTGTTAGAAAAGTGTTAACATCGTGCACGGCAGGTGCTAGGATTCACTCCATCACAGACTCATACATAGCTACCGCATCCAAATATTCACACGCAGTAATAAAATCACGAACAGGGCGATATTCAAACGCATGTACCATACCATACACAGGATGCTCTTCTGATCGTACATACTTACCAATTCCTGGTAGTTCTAGCCGCTCATCTGCTTGACGATCATGAAACCATACTAGAAACTTCATACTTGTATCCTTTCTTGATTACACTAGCATTATACCACGTGCCGCGCATCCTGTCAACTACTTTTTGTTAGAAGATCATTAACAGAATGCGCGGTAAGAATTATTACAAGTACATCTCAAAATCTTCGATAGCGATCAATCCCCGCTTCGAAGAGATCACGCGATTCACGTGCGCAAGGAACTTCTTGGCGAACTTCTCATCAAAGAAGCTGATCCAATCGTTGGTAAGGGAGTCATGGCGGAAGTTGTAAATCTTCCCTCCCGGCTTCTTTTCCTGCATAACCTTGTAGGCTACGCCATCATACTCCACATAGTAGCTAACGTACGCACCGCCAATGTCCTGCATGAAGATGTTACGCATTGGGTTTTGCTTTCTAGTTAACTTCGATTACATTCGTATTATAGCACAGCCGCGCATATTTGTCTACAGGTTTTTGTTAGAGAAGTGTTAACGTTATGCGCGGGTATTACATAACCTTCACATCAGGATTACACAAACCATTTATCCATAATCCCAATATCAAAGAGTCTGCAAAAGACAGCTCCACATGGCTATGCTCCACACCGCCAAACCTCACATACCAGACCGCTTTGTAATCTTCTGTATAATGTTTGAATTGTGCTATTAGTAAAGGATTCTCAACACTAAAGGCAGCGTTTGCATAACTGTAATTAAATACATACGTTGGATTCTCTTCTGCATTTTTTAAGAACGAAGTTGCTTTACGGAAGCCATGCGCATGGAACATTTGAGCGTGTGCGTTTATACATACTGTCTTGTGATCCATGTATAACGACAGTAATGTTAAACTATCTTTACTATCGCCCTTGATAAAAATATGATCTCTTTCCATAACCTTCGGCTCTTTCTATTTCAATTGATTACACAAGCATCATACCATACTGAAAGCTACTCTGTCAACTAGTTTGTGTTAGAGAAACGTTAACATACCTTCATCTTGACAAGCTCTATCCCATTGTGGTATACTACGTAGGCTATACCTGCCTCATATATCAAATCATAACATGATTGACAAGGTTTTGATATTGTAGGTTTATTATTTCTATCTATTCTAGCGCTATAACATATAGTGTTTGTAATATCAGCCCGCGCACGTATGATAGCGCGTGCTTCGGCATGGATTGTACAAACACTTGATCTATAACGCTGCTGCACAGGATGCGTGCGATAACAATTGCACGCAACAGAAAAGACACGCTTTCCAGAAGCTATAATACTACCGTGTTTATAATTACATTGCGATAATTCCGCAACTTTGAGCGCTAGTTGAAAATTGGTATAATCTCTGTTAGTAAGCATAAAAAAAAAATAATCCCTATATGTTTGTATAGGGATTATTGTAAAAACTACTTATCTACTGCTACGTAAAACTTTCCTACTTGCCCCAAATTTACTTCATAATTCCAAAACGTTTCACCATCATGCACCATTTCAATACTTGCTTTTACTTTACATCGTGTAGTGATAATTCCTCCAATCCGATACACTCCCACAGTACCAGTATGAACGCTACCATACAGTACCGAAGTATTACGCTGCACAGCAGCATCATACTCTTCTTTTGTAATTTGCTTTTCTAAAAGCTGTTTGTCTAGCTTATTAGCCTCATACGTACTATTGTATTTGAAGACACGCAAATCTAAGGTGTCTTGCTTTTCGCCAAGATATTCAAAACCATCTTCGAATATCTGATTTAGATAAACTGTTGGCTTTTGTAGTTTCCACACAAGCCATCCTGTTTCACGATCTACAATATAATAATTTCCCTTCTGCTCTTTACCATCACACTTGATAATCAAAAACCGTGATAGAAAACTAGCCTTGCGATCCTTCTTAGCCTTTGCTGCTGCTGATGGCATGAAACATTCCTTTGCTAAAAATCCTGAAAAGAGAATTGCTTACCTAGTTGCTTACCTTATGGTTTTATTATACCATACGTTGCGCGGGAATAGTGTTAGAGAAGTATTATACTTACCCCCGCGCAATATCAGTTACTTTGTTACAATATTAAACTCATAAATAGAATAGTCATCACGTAGATCATCGATGTCCATAGAATATCCTAATGACTTACTGATATTCTTTAGCACATCATAGATCGTAGCTACACAACGATCGTATGTGAAGTTAGGGTTAGATGACCAGTACAAGTTATCTGAACCTGGAGTATGATATAGCGCCATGTCATTGTCATACAATGATGCTAGCTTGCATCCTGAAATAAAAAACGTGTTATTCATTATTTACTCCTCAAAGCTCTTCATTACAAGCCAAAGCACATACAAAATCACCAGTGTACCAAGGATCACCATAATGCTGCTGCCTAATCCATCCATAGGTTTTTACTCCTTTGCTTGATTACGTTTGTATTATACCACTTCCCGCGCATCCTGTCAAGAGCTTTGTGTTAGAAAAGTGTTAGCTATACCATATATACAATATTTTTTGAAAATCCTACAATAGACAATTCAAAAACATCCTTGATTTTCTCAAAAATATTATTGCTACAATCACGAACTTCTACTTGTAGCGTGTCATTATTAAACTGACAATACAAATCTACCAACACACTATCAATAACTATGTAGAAAATACACCCATCCTGAAACTTATAAGTAATTTTGTAATCAGGATCTACCCAAGGACTATTGTCATACATATATACATACTGATGCGTGGTGTGGTTTAGTGGTACCGTTTTTACAATAGTACCAATCTTTTCCAAACCGCTCTTAATACTATCTGCTGCGTTCATAGTTTTTGTTTTCTTGATTACTCTGTCATTATACCATTAGCCGCGCAAGATGTCAAGAGCTTTTTGTTAAAAACCCGTTAACACCTTGCGCGGCTAATGTATTACTTAATACAATTGATCCATCTACACTCATCAAATGTACTAGTGTTCTTAATAACTACACTCATATCAGCTTCACGAAACACAGACCTAGTAAACTCATTTTCCTCTAACTTCACGCTAAAAAACCATGGTGAAGTAATATCACATACAGTAAAATAATTGCGCAAGAATTGCGCATTTGTTAAGTTACACTGAAACAGATGTGCTCTGTTGAAAGAGCAGTTAATAAAGATACAATCACTAAACTCTACGTACCGTGCTTGCACAAAATCAAAATGACAGTTGACAAACACGGTACCAGAAAAACTGCTACCAGAAAAATCACTACCGTTGAAAGACGCCTTATTAAACACACACCCACGCATGTTATCCGGCATCCTACATTCGTGAAACGCTACGCTTGTCGTAGTAAGGTTATCAAACGTTAGGCCGTAAAACGACACACCAAGAAACGTATCGTATGGAGTAGGATTGGTAAGGCTGTCAATCTGTGCACTGGTAGGGTTGGTAAGCACTGTTTTTATTCTTTCTATTTTAGATTACTTTTAGATTACTTTTCAAATCGATTGTTTAATGCTTGAGCTGTAGCAGCATACTCCGCCCTCGTGACGCATTTAGGATCTTTCCGACAAGCCTCTTCTACTTGCTGCTGTGTCATATTTCTGTGTGGCATATCAGCAGCACCACATGCCAGAATAAACAGTAACATTCCGATTGACAGACCTACTACAATAATTCGCTTCACGATTAGTTTACTTTCTAACTAACTTGATTACTCCACTATTATACCATACCCGCCCAACGTTGTCTACTGGTTTTTGTTAGAAAAACGTTAACATTGGGCGGGTTTAGGGAAACGTTAGATCTGGTATACCTCTACACCATTACAAATACTATTTAGCTTTTCCTTTAACTTTTGTAAACCACTTTCTGATAACGGATTACACTCTGCCCCTATTTGCAAACGTACGCTACCATCAGCAGTGTAAAAGTTATCTGTAGCGCTGTTATACATAATATCAATATCTATTTCACCATATACTGCAATGCTCATAATGTCTTCATCGAAACATGCACAGAGGAGTTTTTTACCAAACATAAAGTAAATCCATGTTTGATCATACTTATCCCATCGACCAAACCCTAACACTTTTACATTACGACGTGTGATAAACGGCTCAAATGCTCTGATTACATCCTTGTTTTGCAAATTGTGAAGCATTGTCCTGTTATACGTGCTGCTCATTGTGTTGTTTCCTAGCTAACTAACTAACTAACTTGATTACTTTGTTATTATACCACAGCCCGCGCATCCTGTCAATAGGTTTTTGTTAGAACTTTGTTAACAGGATGCGCGGCAATTATTTAATAACGATATACAAAAGCATCCTTTAACATCCTGAAAATCTCTCTCCCTTCATCATTAGGAAAATAGATACAAGCTCCAATAGATTGTAGCTGTCTTTCCCGAAAGCCTCTAATACGTGTTGGCACGTGTGCTGTGAAGTAAAATGGTACGTTATCATCATCTAACTGTGAATCATATACCGTAATCATTAAACTAGGATTATCCAAACGATTATGGATAGAATGATAGTATTGTGATGTGATGTCTGTAGCAGTAAAGTTATTCATATGATCATAAATAACATCATGATCATCAGACAACGTACGTGAAACCCGTGTACATGTGGTATGCGTGCGCCTATCTACAGACGCATTGACAATATCACCATACTTTGTAGCAGTAAATGAAAACCTGTTTGGAGTAATCAGAAACTTAGCAGGGTAGTTTTCCCAAACGCCATCTACGATACGCTTTGAAAATCCTTCGAATTGCATGATAGTTGTTCTTTCTATTTACTAACTCCCGCGCATCGTTTCTAAAACATATAGTTATTAAAGCGATGCGCGGGAATACTAAGCACTATCCAATATAATACCCGTACAATCCACTCAAATCATTCGTATATTTGATAAGCGCAACTTCGATCGTGTCCAGTGTTACTGGAGTATCACCAACAGCGCCAGCGCCACGTACGCCACCAGCAGGACGAACACCTAGCGCTAACGTGTTACCATCCCAGAAGCCACGCTTGGCTTCTGGCAAACTAGGACAGAGATCACGCAACACGTTTACTGTTGCTGCGTGTCCGTTTAGGTTTTCCGTAACACGTGCTAGCATAGCTGGAAGCTCTGCGATAGAGATACGCTTCCATACCAACATACCATCATCAAACGAGGGTGAAACGATCGTGCTAATCAGCGTGAGCTTGGTATCCTTGTGTAGTGAGAACATGGTGTATTGTCCTTTCTTGATTACTTACATTGGTATTATACCACTTCCCGCGTAACTTGTCTATAGACTTTTGTTAGAAGATCGTTAACAAAAATCGCTGTAATCAATACCAGTATGTGTTGGATATTGCCTACTGTTATTGATTTTTGCTAGCTCATTCCGCTGCGTGCGTGCGAGAATATAAAACATAACCATCTTGATAAACTTCATTGTATACACTCTTTCTAATTAGTTAGCCTATCGTGCTAGTACATCTTCCTTGACACCATCATACTCAAATTGCCAAGCCAAGATTGTAGGAAAATCTTCACACTTTTTGATAAAAGAAGGTAAATCAATGTTCTTAAATTTTTCTGGTGCTACCTTCCACACCGCAAATGATCCACAATCTTTTATTTTGTCTAATCCCTTGATAGCCAACGTTTCCTTATTATCAATATATAGTTTAATTCCTACAATCATGATAGTTATTCCTTGTTATTATTATTATTATTATTATTACACTGCGTGATATACGTGATCGTCAAAGTATTCTTCCATACATTCATCATAATCACGATTATACCAATCGTTACTACATTCGCCATCAGCCAGCAACTCCTGCATACATTCATGATCATACGTTCGCCAAAACCTACCATTGGTAACGTCAAACGTATGTTCACGAAAATCCGATCTACCGCGTGTTTCAAGAAACATAATAGCAAAATCTAGCGCATCGTTCGCGGTGTGGAAGATTCTGCTGTGATACTTCTCAAGATTTTCATCAACTCCAATTACAATAAAGCTGTTATTTTCCGTGCTTGCGGTATGGATGTAACACGCTGGCATACCTGGAGTAAGCATTGGTAACTTCTTTCTATGTAAATTCGATTACACTGGTATTATACCACTTCCCGCGCAAGGTGTCAAGAGCTTTTTGTTAGAGAAGTGTTAACACCTTGCGCGGATAATGTATTACGCAAAATTGTTATACATAACACCCAGTTGCTCTTGAAGCAAAATACCAAAAGCAGCGCTATGTGTGAAGTATACTTCTAGGTGTGTGCTGTTGGAGTCTGCTTTTGCGTACATCCCATCAGCCATCTTTTCAGGATTGAAAATCATTTCCCAACTACGATCACTCCAAAATAACAACACTGTTCCGTTTTTGTACGTAATGCGATAGCCGTTCTGACATTCACGTACAATCTTTACTAATCCCTGCAAATTGTGCTTCTCATTCACACCATACTTCGAATTGTAAAACGATACGTCAAAAAACTCTAGCCCTAGTACAAACGTACCCTTATAGTGTACGGAGTAATCATCCTGTCCGTGAACTACCATGTCTGACATCAGCATTGCGTTTGTTCTTTCTAACTAACTTCGATTACATTCGTATTATATCACAGCCGCGCACCATTGTCTACTGGTTTTTGTTAGAGTAGCGTTAACGTTATGCGCGGATATTTATACTTGCATTTGTATAAAAATATCGAATAAGGTTTTTAATTTCTGGAATATACTTTGTAGCATCTGTCACAAGGCTTGCGCTTGCTACCAGCTGCTCAAATGTACATGTGTTTGTAATTGGATTATCACTCTTGTGATATGAAAACACACCATCAGCAAAGGTGAAATTACACAACGAACTAATATCACCAATAATAATAAAGCGTGTATATTTTCCTGCATCCTGCTGCTCTTCTGCTGCAAGATTTGTACAAACTTGTTTGATTAAAATCTGATCTGGCAAAGTAAACATACTTCTGCTATAGATCCAATATAGCACAGCCTCATTATCAGTAATTGTGTATCCAATACACTTTGTACAATACCAATCTTCTTTTAATTTTGAAAACGTAGTTGGAAAACTACCTAAAACATCACGACTATGCAACACACGATACGTAAAACCAGGACTAACTTCTCTTACCTTCATAGGTACATTTTACTCTTTCTAAATTACTTGTAGATTTTCTCGAATTGCACACACTTCTTCATCGGAGAAAACTACATACATGTGCTGGGTAGGATTGCCATCAAATATACGAATATACCAAATATTTAGATCGTTTTTTGCTACAGTCATCATAATTTTAGGAGAAAATATCCAATCTTTAGGATATTTGTATTTAATAACATAACCATCAGGATAATTTGTAAGACGAATACTCTGTAAGCAAAGATACTGTCTTTCTATATTTTTAAAATTAAATATAAACGAAGTTTTATCGATACCTATGTTTGCATAAAGGTCTACTGATGAAAGATCAACATCAAAATACTGCACTACTCTTGGCATAAGATGTAAACTTTTCATATTTTCTCCTTATTCTGTATTTAGATATGCGGTGTGCTTTTGGTATATTGGTATTTTACCATACCCCGCGCATCCTGTCAACTACTTTTTGTTAGAAGATTGCTAACAGTTTGCGCGGGAATACTATATCACTTTACACAACACCCAACTACCAGCTACAAACTTATAGACTAATCCAACACTATCTTGATATACCGCCTTATATTGCATACCAAGCAGAGTATAGTAGTATACTGTTGTTGCTTGTTTTTTAACACATACCATAATTATACTTCTACATAATTACATAGAGGCTTAGCAACAAGCCTACCAGTGTAATTTATTGTAAAGTTACAATACTTATTGCTAATATCAGCACCAGCATATTCACCCCTACGAATAATATCACGATTGTTAGAATCAATGGATTCATCTGGCAAATAAAGCAGGATAATAACATCCATTAGTGCTTCTAAACCTACCCAACGAAAAAACACATAATCCATATGAAATACAGTGTAACGAAGATTTGCAATACAATATTCCAAATCCTCGTTATCACGGAAATAATCAAATGTGTCATGAAAATATAGTGGGAGCTCTTTTGCTATCGCTTCTCGATTCTGCACCATCATACAAAGTTTACCATTGTTTTCTAAATCATTCTTAAATAAGAGCTCTGCATGATAGTGAAACCTTGCTAGACTAAGCCATATATCACTAGAACTATAATCATTTTCTAACATATCCATAATACGATTGTATTGCCGCAATGCCTCTTGTGCGTGATTCATTAAACGCTCCTTTTGCATATTATATAATTTATACGTCTACACAAACCATCAGCCTACCAAAGTATGTTTTAGCAAAATAACTATACTTATCGGCAATATACTTATCAGTAAGGTTTTTACCTGCAATTTTACCAGTATGAATAATATCACGATTCTCAGAATCAATGGATTCATTTGGTAAATAAAGCAAAATAATAACATCTATAATTTTTTCAATACCTACCCAGCGGAAAAATGCGCGTTTAGTATGAAACACTGTATATTGAATATTTGCAAGATACTCTTTACTTTCTCCAAGAAGTAAACTACCGTCGAAATTATAGCTTTCATAATTCGTATGAAAATATACAGGATATATAATTCCAGTAGATGCCTCATTCTGTGCTAGTGTATACAACGTGCCGTCGTTTTCCAAATCATACTTAAATAATGATTCTACTGTATAATGAAATGCTGCTACGTTATTTGACATATCATCATCACTAAAACTACCATCAGCTAGCATATCCATAATACGATTGTATTGTAGCAATGCCTCTTGTGCGTACATTTGTGCGTAGTTCATTAAATACCTCTTTCATACGTAGTATAGCACATTGTTACCCAATGTGCTATACTTTTTTGCTAGAATATTGTTAGAACTTATACCGGCCAATAGTACTTACGTTCTGGTTTTTCTTCCCAGTTGTATTTACTATAGAATGTATAATCCTTGTGTAGTAATGCTGCTCTGTGCGTGGTGTGAATATCCTTCCCCCACCATGGGGGAATGTAGGTTTTTGTAAAGCTGTTATGGAATGCTTGGATTTTTTCTAGGCAGGTATCCTTAAAGCCACGATCAACCCATGCTTCACACATATACACACCATATTCTACTAACGCATTAGTATAACCCTTCCACATTTTTGTAGCAGGATGGTTTACCCATCCTTTTGACAGCCCATGCAGCGTATTGAGAATTTGAAGCGTTTCTACACGCTGCTTACCTAAACGCTTGTCATCAAGCACAGACGCACACAAAGGCATATCAGGATACGGTACAAAGGTTTGCATTAGTCAATGCTTTCTACTACGTCACGCAGCGATTTTACATGACGCAAATTGATTTTGGTATCATCATCGGAAAGAATAACGTTTGTGTATTTTGGCTGTTTGATAATAGGCTTTTCTGCCTTTGGCATATTGCGCTGTGCCTTGTCTTTTAGTTTTCGCGCACGTCGTTTTGCTAGTTCCGACTTTACTTCGCTTGTGGACTTATCGTACATGATGTGATTCCTTGTCTAATTGATTACGCTGCTGATTACTTTGCTAGTATACCACACGTTGTTTAATCTGTCAAGAGCTTTTTGTTAGAGAAACGTTAACGCGGCATCCATCGTACTTCTTTACCATGTGCAACTACAAGAGAGCCAAGAGCGCGTACAAATGACTCATGCTCTACATGCGTGAACATAATACGAACAATTGTTGTTCTATTTTTAGAATCTGCTATTACAATCTCCCAGATAGGATTTCCTATATCAGCCCTACGAAAAATCGTAACATCAGATGTATAAACATTCCTATTTGTATATCTAAATTCAAAACGATTATCTACATAGTTAGCATATTCCATAGTAGCTAAATTATGTTCATGTGTATATCCTTCTCGAATGACGCTTAGCTCAAATGTGTCTTTATCAACTTCAATTTGTACTTGCGAAGAAGTTAAATCATAGTAGTCTACTGTTGTACCGGCATGCAGCATTGAACTATATGCAAACGTAGAATACTTTACTGGTTTACCAGTAAACACTTTTGTTTCCATTGTTGTTATTCTTTCTGTATGTTTTTGATATGCTGTGATTATACCAATTGCCGCGCAAAATATCAAGATGTTTGTGTTAGAAAATCGTTAACATCTTGCGCGGCTAATGTATAACTAATTTAACTTTGACACATTACGCAATTCTGCATTAAGATCTAAATACACATCAGCTTTAGTTACCGCATCATCACGTAACATACGCAATTCTGGAGTAGCACGATTCAGCACAGAGTCATACCGCGCATCCTGTGCTTTTCGCCCATACACTGCTACCAATTGATGCGCATATCGCTTATCGGCTTCCATGGCTTCCACAAACGCTTTTACCACACGATTATACAAATCAGTGCTCATAACTACTCCTAGTCTACAATCCCTACTGGTACCAATTCCGATCGCTTTACCCATCCATAATAGTATTTAATTCCAGGATAGGTTTCTATCAATACATCATCTGAGGTAATTCCATACTCATGTTCTTTTGGCTCTTCACGTACAATTACGACAGGATACTGTACTCCATATTTTGTATACAGGTATAGCTGTTGTGGTTTTTGTGGTGGGTGCATTATCTATACTTTCTTTTCAAAAGCTCGTGGGCTTGCCAAGTATTTGATCAGTGTTTCCACATCATCCTCTCGCATCCACCAGTAATATCCGTTGGAGCGCTGATCAGGATGTGACGCTGTGAATAGACTCTGTCTGGGCATCTCTAAGCCACCCCAAAGTTGAACTAAATACCAGTTAAATTGATTATTAAAATCTGTATTTTTTGATGGGTCTGCTTCCTTCACGTGGTAAAGCGTTACCCCATGATGTTCCAGAAAATCTAAATCACTCTGTGAAAAACTACTTTTGAAGCGCTTCATACTATTTTGCCTTTCTGTTTCGTCTCATTGCTTCACACATATGCAGTATAGCACAGGCTATGCTGCTAGTCAACTAGGTTTTGTTAGAGCATTGTTAACGTTTTTGTTCTTGTGTATAGGTTTTTGTATATACATAGAACGCGCACGCATGCATGCGCGATCTTATTGCATACGTGCGTGTGCATGCGCCTATGTATTATGCACTCACGGAATATAGCAGATAACTCATAACACTAGTACATTATCCCTGATAGCTGCTGTAATGTACTAGTGTTATGAATTATTCTACCTACTACAGCCTATAGACGCTGCCGGTGTTGCCAAGTCTTAGGCCATAGCTGCTCCATGATTCCACCTATAATGTGCGCATACTTTTTAATTTCTTGCTGAGCTTCTTCATGATCTCGAAGATTGACAAAATGTGCTACCGCTTGAAAACTTGCTGTCCAATAAAAATTAGTGTACATTGCCATTCCAAGCATCGCTCTTGCTTGCTCTGGTGCAATACCATCTTCCACCATATCATTGTACAGATCAATCTGCATCTTCATTAGATGTTCATACTGATCTAACCAGAAGGATGAATTAGGATGCGCTGTGTCAATACTTCCCTGCTTTTTGTTTTCTGCTGCAACTCGGAAGTAAGAAGGCTTCCAGTATCCATCATACTCAATGTACCTACCACTCTGCTCACTCCATGGAGCATCTTTGTACTGTTCATGACTCCATTCACAGCCTACAAGGTGTTTTTGCCATTGCCGCGCAACAAACAGTGGAGCTTTTACCTGAAAGGTAATCATTGCGTGTCGGAATGGTGTGGTGTGTGCTGGTTCTGCTTCTGCTAGGAACTTGATAAGACGCTCATCTTTACTGTCTAGTGTTTCTTTCTGTTTATTAAAACTTGCCCGCGCAGCGTTTACCGCAGTAAGATCGCTTCCCATATAGTCAATAACACGAACAAACCCTACTTCATCATCTAGAAAATACTGCATAAACTTTCTCCTTTTTTTATTTTCAAAAATTCTGAAAATAGAACTACACGATATTTCCCTGTGCGTCAAGTTTTATCTCACCCCACACAACCCTGCCTTCCTGAATTGCACGCTGTACTGCACGTTGATGCTTTGATAGTTTTGATTCACCAGTCTTAATTTCCAGAAATACAATCTCTTTTACTTCAGAAGCAACTCCATCTTTTACATCAGTGTATCCATCAATAACAATATAGTCTGCAAAATCACCAAGGAAGCGATAGTCATACGGATTATACTTTCCTGTAAGTGTAGGAATGAATTGTTGTAGTACTTGCCCTCGAATAGCATTACGTGCTGCATCATTACTCTTCTTTGCCTTCTGTGCATATGCAGCCTCATACTCCTTCCGAATACTCTCTTTGCTAGCAGAAAGCTGATCCTCGTAGCGCTTCTTATAGGTTTCCTCCAGGTATTGCTTTGTGCGGCGAATAAAATACACATAACCTACAATACATACGATAACAATACACCCTGTAATGATAATCTCTACTAGCATATCCATAATGAGTACTCCTTTTGTTTAGTGGTTTTGTGCGTGGTGTTTTAAATACCGCGCAAACTCTTCCAGCTTCGACCAAGCATACCGCTGCTTTGCACGCATCATCAACTGATTATCAGATATACGTAGCATTGTAGCAATATCTTCAATGCTAATGGTAAGCATTGCACTAATATGCTCAACAGTTCTATTAGTAGCAGCAGCCAACTCATCCACAGTAAATCCATACGCATAGAGTAAGAGTAGTCGTTTACGAAACGGTGGGATTTGTGTGAGGGCAACATCAATATCACACCGTGTTTCTACATCTACTTTATTATCTACATAATCAATAAGCAACTCCTTCATATATGCTGACATAGTTGTACCTTTAATAACATGTTGAGAAGAACATACACTGCTTACACTCCTGATCAAGCAGCCTGCGTGCGGGGGGAATAGTAAATACTCTGCTCACCAAATCTTGTACATCACCAGTAAACCGATCAAGTAGTACATCATAGTTTGAGAGATCTACAGGAAAAAACTCACCAGTCTTTAAATGATGCCAAACGACACGGTATGGAGCACTACCATAGATCTGCTCGTATGCCCATCGATACACAAGAAATTGTGGATCTTGCTTGAGATCTTTTTCTGAAGGAGCTTTACTGTTACTCTTGTGATCTACAATGGTACCATCTTTGGTAATCATATCAATAATTCCTTCCATCCAGCAGGTTGGTGATTCTGCATTTGGAAATGGAAGAGCGAAGCGATACTCCATAACATCTGGAACGAGGGTGTGATAGGATAGTTTGCGTAGGATTTCTTTTCCGTCTTTTAGTGCTGCCCCCGCATACTCCTCGCCTACTACGGGTGCTTCTTCCTGCCATGTGCTGAGTGTGGTAAGAAGTGTTTCCTGATACATTGCGAGCGCTTTGTTCAACGCTTTTACTTCATCTGCATCTTTGTTGTACATTGTGTAATAGGCTTCAATTGAAGCATGTAGTGCAGTACCTTTAAGTGCGTAGATATTCTTCTGTTCTTCTGGACGTTGATCTTTTGGTAGGATGTAGCGTAGGTAATACTTCCGCGCACACGTTCGATACATCTTCACCCGGGAGACAGAAAGTGTAGGAAGATCGTGAACATTAGGAACAATTGCTGGTTGTTTATACATTGTGTAACCTTTCAATATAGTCTTTCATCTAACTCAACACCGTCTTCAGTATACCACACTCTTGGTAATCCTGCAAGTCTCGCAATGTCAAACATGTGCTTTACCCCAGTATCATATGGTAGGTAGTTATGAAATACTATTACAAGATCTGGCCTACCTTCAGAAAGCATTTGCTTATTGCGATATATTCCAGCAACTTTACCAAACCTATCCCAGTTTGCTGGAAACTTCTTTACTGGTATTTTAAAAACCACATCACATAGATGAATTACAATGGTATCTAATCCACGAGAACAACCACTTACTACAACAAAGTGATTGTAACGATCTTTACACTCCTGGAGTACTTGTCGAACTAATCCTACATTCTTCCAATCAAGATCGCCGCAAAACAGAATAGTATATGGTGCTGAAGGATCTCTTGGTACTGGTGGTAACGTAGTTGGTAACATAATTACTTCATATCCGTTTTTGCTTTCAATGCGAATGTACTAGATGCGTACATATGACGAATATACTCCAGCTTTTTTACACGTACATCGTATACTTCAATCTCTGCTTCAATAGCTGCTAGCTCTTCTTGAAGATCTTGGGTGTGGATAATGATTTGTTTCTTTACCTCAGCCCCACGCGGTTTATCAGCATCGATTGTTAACTTATCCTCTATCTCTGTAATTTGCCTACGTAATACTCTTGCTTGCTTTCGCAAGTTACCCAGTGTATCAAAAGCATTTACTACTGTATAGTAATCTGGAGGATTTTCAAGCCAAGAATTAAGACGATCTTCAATCACTTGGTTAGGTGTTTTTTCCTGCTGTGCGCGGCCAGTTACAAGATCTAATTTCATTTTTCACTCCTACACTGTGTAAGAATATCAGTAAGCCCTACAAGAAGCGTACGCAGCTCATTGATCTCTACACGGATCTCTTTCTTATCAAATGTATCTACAATAAAAATCCACCACGTATTACCAACATACACACGGCTAAGCTGAAAACGATCATTGACAATAATTGGCTGCATAGCACTATCCTTTCTAACCAGCTCTAATTTTTAACTAATTCCTAGCTTTTCAATAACAAGTGTACGTAGACGATTTATGTCGAATGTTTGCATTGCTTTTTCCATACCGTGTGCTTTGGTTTCTTCAAATGTATACCTTGCCCCCGCACGTTCTACAATACCCAACTCTTCACCCATTGCAATAAGATGTTGTTTGTAGTTAATTCCTTCACCATACTCTAATTGGAAATGTACCTGTCTACCTTCTGGGCCTAGCTTGGTTTTTTCTACAGTAGCAACAACTTCTGCTTTTGTATCTTCATTCTTCACTCGCACCAGCTCAATAGTTACTCGTGATACGTACTGTACAATACGTGCACCGTATGCTTTCTTTTCCTTCCTACTCATCGTAGAAATATTTGCGCGGTATTGATTAATAAGAATAACTAACGCATCAGCAGCAGATACGAGATGAATAAGCCTTCGTAGAATACGAGTAAGAGGATTAGCGCTAGAGCTCATCTTTTCTGGATCAGTAAGCGCTTTGTCTTCTTCGCTTTTCGGCTCAAACATTGGAATACTATCGACAATAACAAGCTGTAATCCTTCAGTAAGAAATGCTTCTACCAGTGCAAATGCTTCCTCACCATAGCGTGATTCAACTACCAGTAACTTGTCAAGATCAATACCAATCTTTTTTGCATATACTGGATCAAAGCTATGCTCAAAGTCAAGCCAAATAGCATTGACAAAACGTGTTGCTTTCTGGTATGGGATCTCTATTCCTTTAATATCGGTCTCTTGTGCGCGGGCTACAAAATCCGCAGCAAGAGTGCTCTTCCCATGCTTCGGCTCTCCAATCAACTGAATAATACTTCCACCAGGAATATATCCACCAATACCAAGAGCTGCGTTTAGTCCAGGTAAACCTGTACGAAACTTGTGATGATCTACATGCTCATTACCAAAGCGAATGGTATCTTTTTGATCTGCTAATAGTTTTGAAATAAGTTGGCTCATAGAGTATCCTTGTCTGTATCCTTATTTATCATACCTGCTGCTAACCTTTGGATCTACTGATGTACCTTCATACTTTCCTACTTCATGTGCTACGTTTGGTAATACTTCTGCGATAGATTGTTCCATAGTGGTTTTTAGTAGTAGCGCGCATGCTTCTACATAATCATCATCACATTCTACCACAATTTCATCATGAACGCAAATGATCATTGCTGCTTTGCTACGATCAACCTGCTCCCAAAACAATTGAATTGCACGCTTGGTCATGGTAGCAGAACTGCTCTGAATACTTGCATTCTTCCCTTCACGCTCTGCTGCAAGCCTCTTCCATTTATCAAAGAATGTATTCTGATCCCAGTTTCTACGTCTACCCCAAGCATCAACTACATATCCGTCACGTACCGCTTTACGAGCGTTACCATTCAGATACCCAGCAGTAGTAGGGAAGAGAGAATACCAGCGTTCAATAAGATCATCACCATCTTGAGGGGTAATCTTATATCCTTGTGATGCAAGCATGACGTTTAACGTTTCAGCTAGGTTTCTACCAGTTGTACCATAGGCAATTCCATAACTCAATGTCTTTGCTGCATCTCTCCAGTACTTGTGTGGTTCTTTCTTCTTGTTTTGTGGAGTAATGTCAGTGTATTTTAGTACCTCGCGCACTACATACGTATGCACATCACCACGTAAGATCTCATCTAGTAGGTTCTTGTCGTTACTTAGTGCAGCAAGGATAACTAACTCAATACTTGCAAAGTCTGCAATAAGTAGCTTTCTTCCAGGTGGTGCTTCAATACAGTTGCGAATTGAATACTTTCCTAATCCTAACAGTTGTAGTTTCTTATCTGTAGGAACATTCTGGAAGTTCGGTCGGGTAGAAGAGTATCTTCCAGTAGCCATTGCACCAAGGCTGTTGAAGGATGGATGTACTCTACTAGTTTTTGGATTAACTGCATCAAGAATACCATGGATAAACGTACTAAGCAAGATGCGTGCGCCCTTCAAAAACCCTAATGCACGCAAATACTTATTCTCAATACCAGGATACCCATCAATAGCAGAAGCAATCTCTTCATCATCAACAAAATCACTGTAGTTAAAGTCAAACTTTGTATTCTTCTTTTTCTTTTTACGCTGCTCTAATTCCCATCGTTGAACGTCCTTCACATTCAATGACGGAACATCTACACCAACTTTTAGTAGCATAGCCTTGAGCTGATCATTACTACTTGTGTTTACACAACTATAACCATCTTTGGTAAAGACAATAGTGTCTGCTGCTCCTTGACTGATAAAGAGATCTTGTAAAACTTTATCAGCCACGCGCACATATTCACTGAATGGGCCAATCATCGCAGAGAGCATTTCAGTATTTACATACACACCAGTATATTCCATCATTGCGGTAGGAGCAATGATAGCCATCTCTAAGTGATAGACACGAGTAAGTCCCTTCTCCTTAATTTCTTTCATCTGTTGATCATAGATTGGTAGAAGATAGGTTGTATCATCTGCTGCATATTGTAGTTCTTCATTACTGAAGAATGATTCTGTGCGATTGATAAAACCCTCGCGCACACTCTTATCTCTAGTAATATTGAGACGACGCTTGCTTACATCAGCAAGACTAAAACCAACCTTATATCCTACTGCCCAGATAAGACGATCTGCAATCATGGTATCGTGCATTGATACCATAGCAATACCATGGTGATAGAAGATCTTATAATCATACGTAAGGTTATGACCAATCTTAAGAATATGTGGATTTTCCAATACTTCCTTAAAAATACTCATCGGTAGTTTTGTCATATCAAAGACAAAGCTATCATCACCATCAATTGGTGCGCGGGTACTTAAAGACACCAACAACGGTCTAGCCTGATACGGATCAAGAGATGTCGTTTCAGTATCCACCCCAAGAATAGTATCATCCATCCAAGAGAGATCCTGTATTGCTGATAGGATAATAGCTGCTTGTGATTTGTTTGTAATATACTTCATACGCGCACAAAACTTTCTTTATCAACGCTAGTTACAGCTGATCCAGCAATCTTCACGACAAACGACCCAGTAGCCGACCCAGTCTCCGACCCAGTTACATTTGGTCTAATAGTAACACATGCGACGCCAATTGTCCAATCAACATCTTCATCTACAAAAACCAACTCATTCTGATTATCAAAGACTAGTTTGATAAGTGTGGGTGAATAGGCTTTACCATCTTCACCCACACGCTTCTCTGGAGCTAGTTTAAAACCTGTTGTTTTCTGTATGGCAATGTCAGTAAGTATACCACAAAACTCATGTGTGTCAAATGTGATTATACACGCATGACCTAACAGTGTATAAAATAAACTACGAATAGCTTCAACTCTCTGCTGCTGTCCTTTTGTTGCCATACATACTCCTAACTGATTATACTAACTGTTTATACTAGCTGTTTATACTTCTACTGCTGATAGTACTTTATACATAAGATCTCGTAGGAAGTATAAAGGCATAAAGTATATCGTCTTTTCAGCCTTATTGATATAGAGTGAGATCTTTGCAAATCGTACGCTTATACTTTCCCCCGCACTATCTTGAATAAACTGAACTTTCATAGCGTTCTCAATTGCATCGAGAAACATCATGATATTTGGTGAATACTTTACTGAATTATCTTTTCTCATACTAGGATTACCACGATGCGTAGAGATGTATGACCAATTCTCTGTAGTAGGTGATGAAAGCATATACTCTAGTATAGCACGATCACAGTCATATGTCAAGAGCTTTCGTACAGCCTCTTCTGTCAGCAATGCACAGTAAAATGGTGTGTCATGAAAATGCAATACAATAGTACCTAGCTTTGCGCGGGTAACGTATACCTCATTCTCTAACTGATCAAACCATTCATCACCTTTAAAAATAATAGCAGGACGATTGTAACGTAGCTTTGCGGTCATCTTACATTCAACAATCATCATCCCATCTTCATACCGCTTATCATCTACCTGAACGTATAAAGGAACCATAACATCACCCTTCCAACTTCTTCCTGCTCCTGATAACGGTACCCTTTTCCCTTTCAGGTATTTTGCTACATAGTTTTCCATTCTCCGCGCACGATCTTTATTTAATCTATTTGTTTTTGCACGATCTTCCATAATTTCCTTTCTTCCAGCATTGCCTGATTTTGTCAGCTGCTTGGACGGCTTTCCTCGTACAAGCACCCTTGCTACAGACTGCTGGAATATGTATTCATGAATATTATCCTTTCCCACTAATCTATATCGCTCATCAACAAAGCCTGGCTTTGTTACTGGAATATCCTTTGTTCTTGCATTAAACGCCTTAGACACCCCAGGATCAATGTCCTGGAGTGTCTTTGGAAAGCGTAGTGTAGTATCTGCTGGTTTAGGTGCTCTGCTGTGCATTGAACGCTGTAGAGTGTATTTCCTTGAGCGCACAATACCCAACCTCTTTTCCAGTTTTTCTACTCCTAATAACCTTCCTTTAAATCTACGTTTTACTTTTGTATGTACCTTTGTGCGCGGCATGCCTATACATCCATTCCCTTAAACCGCTGATATGGCCCACAGAAAAGGATAGACGTTGTACCAATAGGCCCAAAGCGATTCTTTAAGAAGTTCACTTCTACATTACGAACTTCTGTGTTGGTATCATCAGGATTAAGCAGAAACACCACATCTGCTACCTGTGCAATCTCACCACTATCACGAATACCATCAAGCCCCTGACCATTGCGATTAAGTTGCGAGAGTGCTACAATGGTGATGTTTAATTCCTTGGCAAGAGCTTTTAGCGTTTCTGCTACTTCGCCAAGATCACTATTGGTATTTCCTGTTGGATTATGATTTACGATCTGAATATAGTCAAGGAATACTACACGTACACCATTCTGGATGACATGCTCCCTAATTTCCTTTACCATCTTATAGAGCGTAATCTTTCCATTATCAATAACATACATTGGTAACTTTTGCAGTGTGGTAACAACACGCTCAATATCCTGTGTCTGCTCTGGTGTCAACCTACCACTTGCAATGTATCGGCTATCGATACTGAGTGTATCAGCAATCCATTTGACAAAGAGATCTTCTTTTGACATCTCAAGACTAAAGAATAGGCTTGGTGTAGGATCGTGATCACCATTGGTGTTAACCTGCCTTGCCATCTCTAGCATACTGTTCGCTACCAGTGTTGTCTTACCACCACCTGGCCCTGCTGCAAGTACAATAAAAGCCTTTGGCTTCCACTCACCACCCATTCGGATGTCCAACCAAGGCATACCAGTAGAAGCAAAACGATACTTCTTACCTAGCTTTGCGTGAAGATTACCAAGAAACTCTACAGCACCACCAGTAGTTGAACTATCTTCACCAGCACCTACTGCATGGAAGGATAGTGATCGCATAATATCACCATCGCTAGGACTAAACTGGCTTGCAATAAACTCAAACTCTTCTGCTTTCTGCCGTGCAACACGCTTCGTAGCTAGACGCACACAGTCATCAAATACCGCTGCAATAGATGTTGTGTGAGATGCAAGAAGCTCTCCTGGAACTTCACCCTTGAGATGCAGTGATAGACCTCTAAGATCAAGAGAGCCATACTGAGTAAAAGTATCACGTAGTGCGCGAAAGACAATAACACGCTCTTCAGTAAACATCACCTCATTAATACGATGAAGATAGACAGCGTTCTTTGGATCAAGAAGAGCTGCAAGTAGCTTCCACTCACTTACCTCATCAACGAACACATTGCTGAAAGAAATACTTTTTGTCATAAAGAACCTTTCTAATAGAGATACTGGTAGAGAGATTAATAGCGAAATTGTAGCCACGTTTCATAAGGAAGCGCAGCTTGAAGAATACAGGGGAATAAGTCTGGTGCTTCTAGTAGGAATGAATCAATATCCATCTTCTCTTTACCTAATGACGGTAGTGTTGCTACTCGGCAGGTGTCGAAGTTGGATGCAATGTTTATCACTGCCCGCGCAATAGTATACCGCTGCTCTGGTTGTGTGTCAAATAGAATAATCACATCTTGACCATACTGCTGTCGAAAGCCTTTCCTCCATGTATTCATACCTGGAAGTGCTATAGTAGGATATCCATGTTGAAATGCAATAGCGGCTTTAATTTCACCCTCTGTAAGAATGAGTGTTTTATTTTTTGATAGAAAGTAATTGTATGGATAATCTGCTCCTCTGAAGTATGTACTATGTCGTGGTGATTTGTATTTTTGTTCAGCTGTTTTTTCTAGTGTGCGCGCACGAATATCAGAAACCACACCATCAAAACCTATATAAGGAAACGTAACACGATTAGCAAAAAATGCTTTTCCCTGAACTGCTAATCCAGCATGCCGTGCTACATCCGTACGATACCAGATAGCAGAATCATCTGGACAATATCCAATACGTAGTTGAACAATTGTAGTATCTGTAAAGCCTCGTTGATATAACCATGCAGTAACTTCTGGTGTTAAGCAACTATGATAGTAGTTACTCATACGATCATAGTAATCACGAATATGATCAAGTAATGGGCTTCTAGTAAGTGTGGTTGTTTTTTCTACACCATCAATATAGGCTTTATAACTACAACTAAAACAATACCCAAGATTATTATGACTAGTAATGTAAAAATTACTTTTACCACAATGTGGGCATTCCTCTTTTTTTCCAGACATAATATATACCTTTATAACAAAGAGTATAACAAAAAGTATAACAGAAAGATATAACAAAAAAGATAGGGCATAGCCGAAACTATGCCCTATTTTCTATCTACCCTTAACTACTCGCCGTCTTCTTCAGTTGCCCCTTCTAGTTGCGGGAAGAGTACAATACCAGAGTCCTTCATCACCTCATCAAAATCTTCACCGTCAAGCAGTGCGTTGATCACGCTATGTGGCCAAGGCTTCACCCAACTCTTCAGATCGTAGCGAGGAAGATTGACGTGCTCCTCTGCAAGAGGACGAAAATCACCAGCCACCTGAAACGCACGACGAGTATCAGTACCATCACCAGTTACACGCAGTGCAATATCAAACTCATACAACTGAAGCACACGATCCTCGTTATCTGGTGCGGTAACACTACCTACAAGATCATTGAGTCCTTGCAGCATATGCTTACCACCAGGCTTACCATTACTGCCCTCTAGGATGCGCACCTGAAGCAATGGTGAAGGAGTACCGTCTAGCTTTGTCGTAGTACCGTTGACTTCGACATAGTACTGATTATTCTCTGAAGGATAGGCAACCTTATTGTTTGGTAGCTTAATCACCTTCGTCTTATCCAACACATTGATCGCAAAACGCTGCTTTGCCAGTACACGATCACGGTTAGGCTTACCATTTACCTCACGAGGAAGATCGTGGTACAGACGCTCCCAGATAGGATTACTGAACGGCTTGTACGGATCAACCATCACGCGCTGCTGCCGCTGCTGTCCCTGCTTCATCACTGGGATCCAGTACTCTGCAAATGGTACTTCATCCTGCATCGCCATACCAGCTGACGTAACGTGCGGGAGAATACGAAACACACGACGCCCAGTACGATAAATACCACGCAGAGGATCAATCCATGGATTAACAAAATCTTCCGTAGAACCAGTACTAGCACCACGAGTGTTCTTCATGCTGTCACCAAATGCCATAGTAGACCTCCATTCAGTATTGTCTAGCTGCTGTACATCAGCTGCTCTTCATATTGTCAGTATATCACGAGTAATGCTTGTTGTCAAGTGGTTTATGTTAGCGTTGTGTTAGCGAATTAGTTTTGTTGTTGTTGTTGTGTGTGGATTGTAATCTTCTGCCTGCATAACCCTCTGTATAAACTGCTCAAACTCTTTAGGATCAACACGGTTAATGGTAAGATCCACAGAGTCCCATGGCATCTGTAGAAGAATTGGCCCATTTGTTGCTACAATCCCTGTAAGAATCTCTTGCACTTCAGGATTCCAAATAATGATAGACTGCATATTAGAATCGATAGCGATGTATACCTTTGCCTCTTCTCTAAATGATACCCTCTGCGTTTCTTGCTCTTGTACTGGTTCTTGTGTCATGTCTTGTGTCATGTGTTACTCCTTTTTATTCTTGCCCGCGCATTACGCACACCATCGTTCAAAGCTCATTGCATCAACCTTCATGATCTCTTGAGCCATCTCAATAAGATCTACCCGATCACAGTCCATGTGGTTTGCTACATAGTTTACAAACAGTTTAAGTAATTCATCTTCTACAATATGCGCCATTTCATGATCTCCGATTGATGCGTAAGTTGAGATCTCTTCGATACGTTCGCGCACATGCTCAATGGTTAGCATAAGTATGCTCCTTTACACTACATATCTAGAATCGTAACGATCTCCGATAGTTGTATCAGTAGCGATCTGTTTTGCATTGATAACTTCAATGTCTAGTATAGCAGATTCCCACATAGCGTAATAATGATCAAGTAAAACTACTTCTCGTAAACTTTGCTCTTCTCTTACATAGAAGATAAAGCTCTCTTGAATAAGATCCATGACTAATTCACGTGCGTGATGTACTGCTAAGCCTAGATGATGTAGTGCAAGTAGGTAACTATGGTAGTTATTTTGATTACAGTTTTGAAATGTATTCAACTTATTTTTTAACAGTTGATACTGAATATACATTTTTCTAATAACTTCTATTGCTTGATCTTCGCTTGCTGTTCGTTCGTTACTCATAGCGATCCTTTCTATTCTGTGCGCGCACAGTATACACTACTATACCACAACTCATAAATAATATGCAAAGATGAAAGGGGTGAGTAGGATACATTATTCCTTTCCAGACTAGCAAGAAGTAGATCACGAACAAACTCTTGTGACATAATCTTACCTGCGTTTATCGCAGAGATGCTATCGGATACGCGACGTGGTAGGCTGTATGGTGTGTAGATAAGTGCAGAATCAAACGCATCGATAGTTCGCTCTAATGCTACGTAGCAATGATAGATGTCCATAATCTCATTTGGATCTGCGTTATGGATAATCGATTCCTCAGGCTCATTCCGAAAAGCCTTTCGTTGATTATAAGCAATAGGTGTTGAAAGATCTTTGTTATTCATTAAAATGCCTCAAAGCTATCAGAAGTATCACTAGGCGTGTCGAAGAACGCTGCCGAGTTGGTAAGCATAGCCAAATCAAGCGCAGCAAGTACGTGATCGCCATCCTCGTCACGATCTACACCATGAAGTTTCCAAAAAAGTGACGTAAACTCAGCCTCCATATACCCAATAACATATTGGTATCCAATATGTTCCCAAGGTTGAAGATTGTGCGTGTTATTTTTTGCATTTGTAATAAACTTCTGCACAAAATCTAGAGCCTCCTCTAAAGCCTCATGGGACGATGCGTTATGAACTGCTGCTGTTGCACCAATAAAACCTGAAAGAAGCAGTGTGCGTACATTCGCAATAAACGCATCCTTACGATCCTCAAGCATCTTAATATGATCTTCCATAATGCTTCCTTTCTTGCTTTTCTTTATGCTTGCTTTTTCTTACCACGAACATCATAGCACAAGTCAAGCATCCTGTCAATAGGTAATTTTACCTATGTGTGCGCGAGTACTAATACCCTAATTCCTTTTCCACATCACGAGTAAAATCATTCATCCCATCAAGAATAATCTTACGTAGTGTTGGTGTAACTAGATTTTGTTTTTCTAATTCTAAGAGCATACGCTTAATATACTTCCCGCGCAAATGTAGTAAAACCCTCTGAGTAATAGTTTTCTGTCGTAATTCTGTAAGCATTCCCTTTATTCCTTAATAAGATTGTTAAACACTGCTTCAAATTGTGCGGCTACGGTATCCCAAAGGTACTCCCTTTGCGTAACCAACGCATATCCAGATTCAGCAATATACTCACGATACAATGAATCAGTATACATTTTTTCTAAACCATCAATATAACTTTGCATACTTGCCTGTGCGTGAATAGTATTTAGTCCATTGGTAGTAACGTATGGAATATCTGAAGGTTCGATATAATGTACTCCCCCGCGAGCCCATTCAGATAGTGCAGCAGTATTGACTACCATATTAGCAGTTCGTGTAGCCATACTTTCCATCGTACATAAGCCCCATCCCTCACCACCACTGGTTGATACTCGTACATCAGCAGCATTGTAGACTGCATTTAGCACACTTGTACTAACTCCATGTGCAGGATCAAGGTTCTTTACCGTATAGATCATACGATCGGTAATACCAAAAAACTCTGCAAGCTGGGCAATATCATATCCTACATCAAGCAAAGCACCATGATACCAGAGCTTTACATTTTTTGGTTTATTGTTTGACCAAAGAGCAAACCCATACATTGCAAGATCAATTCGTTTACGTTGTGAATTACGATCTACTACTTGTACAATGAAATCTTCTGGATCTACATTATCTGTTAATGATTTGTTTTTAATCTCAGCCCGCACAGCTTTTTTATCCATTGGAAAAAACTCCTGCAAATCAATTCCATGGGGAATAACTGCAAGATTTTTGCTATATCCAGATTGCTGAAGTACTGATCCACCAAAATAGGTGTAAACTACTCCTTGAGTAAAGGTATGGAGTGGTTCAACAAATACTGATTTTACATTTACTGCATCAACTGGAGTATAGAACACATGTGCTGTTGGATAGGCTTTTGGTATCTCTTTTGCATACTCTGATAAAATCCAAGGATCGTTAAGATAAAAAACCACATCAGGTTTAATTTTTGTAGTAAGTTCTACAATACGTGTTAATCCATATACATCATTAAAATCACGTAACCTGGGATTAAATAGTTTTGCTACTTGAGAAATTGGATGATAATCTCCATCGTAGTTTACTCCAAGAATATATAAATCCCAGTTATTAGCCCAACGGTATGCAAGACTGTGGAGTACTTTTGCAAAGCCTGTATCAGCTGCTGCATCACCAACAAGAAGTAGTTTCTTTTTCATAAAATATCCTTGTATAGAGTGGTATTATATGTGCGCGCACATATAATACCACACATCCATCCTAATTACAACTCACGAGAAACCAACACTGTATCAGTAATCTCTGAAAGATAAATATCATGCAAGCCTGGAATATATCCAATAGGATACTCCAGACGAACAGGAGATGCTAGTTTCTTTCGGAAATAATCATCAAGAGCTTTAATATCAGCATCTAGCAAGCGCTGAAGTGATCGCTCTTTACTAAGATTGGTAAAACGAATATCTTCAGTTGACCACGATACTAATTCCTCTGATGAACTAGAAACCCTCGCTTTACGCAGCAGGTAGGTTGCAGCAAGAACGATTGGTGTTTCATCATCAGACAGTAATACTGGTTGTGGTACTGAAAAATCAAGATAGGGATTACGAAACACATCACCAGATGTTAAACCTGAAGGAATGTAGGCTTGACCATCAACGGTGTTTGCTAACACATATCCAGCAGGTACATTTGGTGGTTGTGGTGAAACAACAATTGCAGATTCAAACACTTGATATTTTGATGACCACTTCTTCTGAAGATAGCGGATAGCATTAACTAATGCTGTGCGCACTGTGGTATCGGTGAAGATTGATCCATCAAGATCACCAAAGTTTAAACGAATCTGCGATAGTAAGTACTCAATGTTAATTGGAGTACTGTAATACGTAACAGAAGTTGGCATTATGCCTCCTCTGACTGTTTTGTAAGTTTTTCTGTAAGTTTTTCTAACTCATTTGCAGCAGTAAGTAATGCAGTAATTTGTGTTTCTGCTTGTCGTTTTACTTCTTCTGCTTGTTGTTTTAATTCTTGCACGCGCTTTAAAATAGTTCCCTGTGGTACGTTCATTTATTATACTCCATGAGCTGACAGCATAATTTAACTACTCGTTACATGACACAGCTACACACCACTCCCCCCTCCTGCGGCACTCATCTGCGCTTGGTAATCTGCAATTACCTCCGGTGTGTGGATAACATTACACACAGCCCTTACTTTTTCTGCCTCTTTGCTATAATCTTGGCCTGGAGCAATGGTGTGGCGGTGATAGAATCTGCTTAGCTCTTTACCATCTTCGACGATTTTGGTGGCTGTCCTGACCTGTACAATACCGCTTTCCACAACTTCAATCTGATCAACCATCGTTAGTTTTTCTAGTGGCATGTTTAACTCCCTGTGATGTATTAAACAAAGTAAGACATTGAAAACATAATAGCAGAGTTGTTAGCAAAATCTGCATTTGTCAACGCTGTAAGTGCTCCAGCGTTAGTTGTTTCACCTAAAGCAATATTTGTACTGTTAATAACAGCGTATGCCTGCGGAAAGTCCGCAAATGTGATGTTTTGAAACAATCCTATTGATGCTGAAGGATATGCTGAAGCTAAGTTTAGCACTGCAAATGGCAGTCCTGTTATTGTAGCAGATCCAGTAGAAGTTCCTTTGTTTGAAAGAATTACATAACCAGAAACCGTGACTTGTCTGCCAATTTTTGTATATGTTCCTGCATTGATCGTGTAAGTCACACCAACACTCGCCCCACCAAACGCAATACCAATCGTCCAGGTACCCTCCTCATAATCATTAAGTATTTCTGATGTCATCCCGGTCGCTTCTGACGTAGCAGCAAAGCTGAGACCAATACCGCTTGGAAAAACAATATTTTGATTGAATGTATTTATACCAGTAAATGTCTGATTTGCGTTCAGCCTAGCTGCTGTTCCTGTACCATCAACAGTTAGTGTATAGTTTCCTGTTGCGGGGGAAGTGGTAATTTTTATACCTCCGCCCCCGCCTTTTACTGTCGCAATATCTCCATTTGTATCTGCATAGAGATTGATAAAGTTAGTTGCTACACCCGTGGGTGGGGTAACTTGATCTGCAAGTCGAATACTCGTAATATTCGCTGCATTAATATTTACTGTCATGTAATTTTCTCCTAAACACAATAGCTAATAGTTGCTTCAAGAATATTAGCAACAAATCCAGTCGCCATATCTGCTGGTGCAAGAACAAGAGTATCTCCGTCAGCTGTATTTCTAAAGTACAGATTTGCGTATTTTGTATTTGGTTGCACTGCAATTGCGCTTGGTCGATCGTCGGCAAAGTCTACTGATCGTGCAATAGATCCTGCTGCACTGGCATTAAGCACGTTTGCTGCTGTAAAAGGTAATCCTTCAACACATACTGTTCCTGAAGCACTGCCTATTGTCATAGCAGAAGTAGAAAGTACAAACCAGGCAGTAACCATATTACCAATTTTGGTATATCTACCGTATCTAATCGCGTATGTTACTGATGTAAAATTAGTTCCAGTAGTTGTGTATGTTGGTGTCCAATTACCTTCTTCATAATCAACAAGCACTTTTGATGTCATTCCAATAGCACCGCTATTACTGGAAAAATCAATACCATTTCCAGATGAAAATGACACATTATTTGTTACAATAGAAACTGGTGCACTAATGATAAAATTGTCTGACCATAACCTAACCTCATTATCAGCAGTCATCCATAAATCTTCTGCATCTAGCCTCAAAGTATAAGTAGAGCGTATGTCAATTTCTTGTGGAAAAAATGTTGAACCACTTACATATGCTGGTGTAGCAGTAATTTCTCCGATTTGTACAATATTATTTGATTCATAAAATGAAATACGATTAAACCTACCACCCGCAACTTCTATAAATCGTATCTCATCATTCTCCATACGAATACCTGCGCTAGCAGTTGTAATTACTGCATTTGTAGCAAACAAAGTACCGTCAGCTTCTACACGGAATGGTGCGGTGTTTGGATCTACGTTACCAGCATAAATACGCCATGTGTTACCTCTGATAAGTGCACCATTTTCATCAATCAGATCATTAGTACCATCTGTTACAACTCCAGCAGATCCGTTTAGTGCTGCAATTGAATTGTCGCTACCAGCGGTGATTGTTGTTGCTGATGAAATACGATCACCAGTAATAGTACCTGCTTGAATCTGTAATGCAGTAATACTACCAGTAGTAATCTTACCCCCACTAATAGTAGTAACGTTAGCATTAACATCGGCAGCAGCTCCACCAGTGGTAATTTTAGTGCTTGGATCATAACTTGCCGCAAACGTAACATCACCATCTATTGTAATTCTATTTCCAGCAATACGAATACCTTCTGTTGATGCGTTAATAGAAGTTACTACATTACCAGTTTGTACAGGGGTGAAGTTAAGATTTGTTACGGTGATAGTATTTACATCTATCTCATCACCAGTAATGCTTCTTGCAGATATTTGCGCAGCGCTGATTGTTTTTGCTGCAATGTTAATAGCTTTAATTGATTCTGCTTCAATATCATCTGACTGCACTAACCTGCGTGGATAGAACTCTGCTATGGTGTAATTGCTTGTTGTGTTTCTATGATAGAGCCGCACAAAACGAGCCTCCACAATAACTGGTAAATCCCAGCGTGTGGTTAAACTTGCTGAGCTAGCACTAATCGCATTACTTGCTGCCGCGGGTTGATCTGGTTGTTCAGTGAGTGTTGCTCCAGCAGCGCTTACATTTATTAAATCTCCAGCAAACCACCTCCAATTACTACCATCAATAGATGTAGCAAAATAAAATTGTGTATTTGTTGGACTAAATAATCCAGCAGTAATGGTACGATAGCGCTCTAAAAGAGCCCTACTCATTTGAGTCCAGCGATATGTTGAACCTACTGTATACGCTACTTCAGGAGATGTAAGATTGTTATCTGCTAGTACTTGTTTTAGTTGTTGATCTGGTGTTGGTGGTGTAAGGCTGTCGGTGTATTTTGCTTCAGCGCGCAACTCTTCAAGTGTTAGTGCATCCGCAATTGCGATGTTGCTTGATGTTTCAGCAGATGTTCTGCCAAACACATCAACTTCAGCAACATGCACTTGATATGATCCATCAGTAATAATTGCAACAGAATAAATACTTTGAGGAATAAGTGCATTGTAATTACTACCTGTTTCATACCCTAATTGCTGTGCTGGAGAGCTGCTATCAAGAAGAATATTTGAACTATCTGTTAAAACAGTAATTGCTGATGGATCAGTTGTTGTAGTACCGCCAATAGTTACTCGATATTGATAAAACTCAGTAAATACAGTACGTGTATGTGCAACTGTTGCAGTTAGCACATCAAAATACACTTGCAGTGTAACTGCATCTGGTTGTGTAGGTGCTGGTGCTGTAGCACTTGCAGTAGCAGCTGATGTGGATATTTGTCCTAGCGCATCAATTGCCCATAACTCAACATTCAGCGTTGCATCCGCTGCACCACTATGTTCGATCCTGTTTTGTGCTAGTGTATACACATACCTATTTGTGTATCCTATCTCTCTAGAAAGATTATCTACCTCCATCCTGTAACCGACTACACTTGTTGAGACAGTCCAATTGACAACCAAGTCTGGTGCAGTAAAGTTTAACGTTAAATTTTCTGGTTGTGCAGGAGGGCTTAACGTAGCAGTTCCAGTTACCGCAGTAGGTGATACTCTGCCCAAACCATTCACACCTACAATATTCCATGATAATGTAGGATCAGCAGTAGTGTTATGTTCTGCGCGGTTTTGATCAAGTGTATAGGTATAGGATGTACCAGTAACGGTGCGGGCTACATTGTCAATTGTCAAACGATAGCTAGTAGTATTTGCGAGAGGATCCCATTTCCATGTACACTCACCAGTTGCACCATTCCAAGTAGCACTTACATTCTGTACTGTTCCAGGATCATTCAGTGTAGCGGTATCTGATGTAGCGGTAGTAGATACTTGACCGAAAGCATCAACACCAACGATATTCCATGATAATACATTATCTGCTGTACCGTTGTGCTCTGATGCGTTCTGTTGAACACTGTAGGTATAGGTAGTGCTGTATACATCTCTGGTGATGTTATCAATAGTGAGTCTATAGTAACTTGCCCGCGCAGCAGCATTCCAGCGCCATGTTGCACTGCCTGTAACAAAATCAAATGTAGGAGATCCAGCTACCAATGTAACATTTGCAGGAGTACTAAGCGTTGTAGTTAGGTTGACAGGAGTGCTATAAACGGTACCACTTGAAGCCCAACTACGTGCTTCAAGGATAACGTAGACTGATGGATCACCTCCCGTAGAATCACTTATATTTTGTGCGCGAGTATAGATATATGATTGACCACTAACAAACACTGTTCTGTAAAGTGTAGTTTGTGCGGAACTGTTAAATATACGTAGCCTCACATCACGAAAGTTTACATCAGTAGGATTAGTCCAGGTAATAGTAAGATCACCAGTAAGACTATCCCATGTACCAGCGGGTGAACTTACTGGTGCTGTTGCAACTGCATCATCTTCGCTCTCTATTTGTACGGTGTCTGTCCATTGGCTAACGACGTTTCTATGCACAGCCCGCACACGAAAACGATAAAATGTTTTTAGCCCAACAGAAATGGTAGCAGCAATATTATACGAAATTACACGCTGTGGATCAGAGAATGTTTTTGTCGTATTGTTCCATTCACTACTTCTACCATACTCAATTTCATAGTAGGTTGGAACAATTCCTACAGGAGAACGCCATGTAAGATTGATGTATGCTTCAGGTTTTACTGGAGACCGCGCAATACCACCATTTGCTGCTTGTAGGTTTGTTGGTTTTGCAATATTTCCTACTGGTGGTGGTACAACAGTCACGGACTGACTACGTAATGATCCACCGCCAGTTATATCTGGTTTTGTATCAATGATACGTACGGTATCTTTTTTTGATCTTGGCATTGATTTTTACCTTTGTGCGCGAATGTTATACATCACTCAAAAACTCAGCAGCATATACTACATCACCACGTAAGAAATACTCTACCCCAGGAAATAGTCCTTCAAATTGGTTAAGAGAAAACACCTTTGTTTCTAAATCATTACTAGTTAGCGTATGCTCATAATCATACGTAATATCAATATCTACTTCATCACCACTGATTGGTTTATATGCTGTTGTACCATATCCTAGTTTTATATTTCTTCCGCGCACCCAAAGAACATCACCAACACGTACTTTTCGATGCTGATATTCTTCTTCAAAGAAATCTAACTGAAAATCATCCACCGCAAATGATGAACGAAATATTTCTGCTTTATTCCAGACATTGGTATTGGTATTAATCAGCGTTTCAGCCGCATTTGCAATAGAAATATAGGTATTTAGTGAAGGAATAATTGTATCATAACCACTATTTGCTAGTGAAGTAAATGTTGTTACCGAAGTTACTGCGGTTTCTGTAGCTTTATATACTTCTACACCACTTAAAATAACACGATCTGCTCGTGTAGATGTGCCGTTATCAAAATCTTGATCAATGCGTACAAATAAATCACTGTTTGCTGCCGGAGGATTACCAGTTGATGGATTAACAAACGTGTTTAATGGAAGTTCGATTACACCATTCGTTGGGTATGATGTATCTTGCGGTATTGTATAGGATTCAATATGACCGTTTACGTTAATACGCAGCCTGGTACTTGTGTGATAGCAAAAGTACGTAATGTATATTCGTAGGTGTGTTGCATCTCCAGTGTTAATTTTTGTATAATATAATTCTAATGTTGCTGGTCCACCATTATTTTCATACCGCGCACACATTACCATTTTGTAACATGGTTGTGGATTCATCGGAACAATAGACATCCTGTCAACTAACCAGTCTAATTTATTTGAAAGATCATTTAACTTTGATGTGTTTAACGTAACTGGTGTAGTAGGCCCTGGAGTAGCAAATGCAGTGAGTGTGGGGTTAACAATCGGTAAACTTACTGTATTTAACGGGAATACATATGCGTCAAACACAGTAATAAGACCAGTAAGGTCATTTGGATCAGCAGTATTGGCAGGATCATAAGAAACCTTTACAAGTACTGTTACAATTTCTCTATCAGTAAAACCATATGTATTGATAGGTAAATCAATAGAGAATGGATATGGGACAGATGTATTTGGTGGAACTCCGACAATATCTGCACGCTGTGAATGACGTACGGTATCATTAAGTAAAATCTGTAATTGATTTCCAGATCCCATGTTTCCTGGTGTGAGAATGTTTATAACAAATCGCGCAGTAGTCATCCCTGTGCGATACTGAAATGCTCCACGAAAAATCCATGTCTCTGTAACCCATGGCCCTGATATTCGTGCAAACGGAACAACTCCAGGATACCTTCTGCTCATTGACTCGACGATTGTAGCATTCGTTGCAAGTGTATTTAGGTTTGTTGCAGAAAGTGGTGTGTTTGCATAAAATGTAGGGCTATCAGTGTATGCTTGAATTGCCATTAGAATGACACCTTTTTGTTATCTGTAGAAACATAGCTGTTTCCAACAATATACATGTCATTTGTTTGTAACATACCATCAACCGTAATAAGATCAATATCCATAGATGTACCAGTTGCATTATGGCCTATTCTGATAATACGATAGAGTGTGCTGTCTGTAACAAAAGATGTACCATTGTATGTCATATTATCAGAGTTGAAGATTTGTACTAATTCCCCCACAAATCGATCTGGATCATAAATGCAATTTGACAGGGTAATAATTCTTCGCGCACTACTAAAAAACGTGTGTACCATAGTTGCTAACTGAAGCGCATGTGATCTACTTTGAATGTACGGGTTGTCTTCTACAGTCTGTACTGGGGTGGTAGATCCAACCTCAACCTCGCCTTCCTCATCTACGGCCAATGGCTTTCCTCGTAATGTGATGCCAGTCATTACTACAGGAAAACTACCACTATTCGTGATGCTGAGTGTAACTTGGCCAGCATATTGACTCGTTACTGTTACCGTAAGTGTAGCAGAAGCACTTGTAATTGTTTGAAATGCAGAAGCTACACTGTTAGTAATTGGTTCATACTCAAACACTGGTAACGATGTATTACATGTAAATGTTTTTGTTTCAGAAGGAAGAAACAAATAGGGAGTTTTATCAGAATACACGTCCTGTAATGGCTGTATTCTACGAGTTGCAAACTTACACGTTACTTTTCCAGCAATATTTTCAATAGATAATGATTTAGAAAAACTAGTATACGTACTTTCACTAAAGTTATAGTATCCTGTATACCCAGTTGTATCAGCAAAAGCTAATGGATTAATAAACCGAAGAACGGAATACCCTACCCCACCATTAATATCTACGGATTCATAAATCTGCCCACCTGTTGCGCGGGCAAGAAGAAACATCTCATCTACTAAGTTTTCACCAGAAACCCACAGCCACTCTGGATTGATAAGGCTTTGATTACAAGAGTACCAGAATGGAGGATTAGAAGCACTGTAATCAACAAATCTTTCCCAGGGTCTACCGCCAGCTTCCCAGAAAATCCTGTTGATAATACCAGCAGCATATCCAGGAGCAGAGGGATCTTCGATACTTGAAGCAGTAGTTAGTGTAGCAATTGGCCTATTATAAAAAATTGTAGTGTAAAACTTAATATTTCGAAAATACTCAAGCACACCTACAATTTCATAGGTGAGATCTTGACCAGTAATAGTGTATGATTTAATTACTCCAACAAAAATTGGTTTATACGCACTTGTTTCAAATGCTTGAGAAATGCGAATACGTCGGTTAATCCAGTAACTATTGTCATAGCCTTGAGTGATAGCTGGATACGTAGTTTTTAATACTAAAAAACGCAGAAGTATTACTGATGCAGATGGTTCAACATACGATCCAAAAGAAAGTCCATTTTGAATATTACCAGAACTAATCATACTTCCATTAATACTAAGGATATGATCATCTGGTATTTGATAAAATGTTCCTTGATGATCTATTTCTACACGATACTTTGGTTGATTAAAGTTTCGTGTGATTTGTGCTCTTGTTGGTAATGTCATGATGTTTCCTTGTTCTACATAACGCGCACATTATTCTACTTTTTAACAAGCTCTTTTCTAACAAAATAATGTGCGCGTCATATTATACTTGCTCTAACCTCAACGTAACATCATAATAGAAAAACCCATCTCTACGCATCTTATCAGCAGCTAATGTTACTTCAAAGCCACCAGGAGGAACAAGGACAGTATAATTGGTACTGTTTTCATCAGTAAATGTAAAACTACTCGTAAGCTCTGCAATTGTTCTAATTCCTGATAAATCAGTCTCTGGTAAACTTGTCCACACAAGCTCCCAGTTACGTTTATTTGCGCGGTGATAGTAGTATAGTGTACCATTCGCCGCACGCTTGAGATCACCAATTTTATCCAATGAAGACGTAATAGCAGTTGGATAAAAATTAGTACTGTTTAATACAATATAATTATTCATAATTTATTTATCTTGAAACAATCTGAGGAGCAGGCATACGAATCTTACCAATAGCATCTACTGTTGTTCCTGCACTATCGTATACTGCGGTAATAACTTCAGCTAGTTTATTTTCTAGCCGCGCACCAATAGTCTGTAGTGTTGCAGTAAGTACACGATCGTGTACTTCAGATAGTGCTTGCATTGATGTTACCGCAGTAGGGGTTGCGTTTGATGGCGCTACTGCTGAAGGTTGTGGGGCTTGAATAACAACATTTGGTGTGTCAATCTTCAACTCTGGTACTGTATACTCAGTAGCAGCAGGAGCTGTTGGTGTTTCTGGTGCTAATGCTGGTGGTGCCGAATTAGTCGTAATTCCTACTGCTTTATTTGCTGCATCCTTACCAAGCAATTTATAAATATCATAGTAAAGATCTAATTGCTTTTGTAGCAGTTGATTTTCTTCACCAATAACTTTCTTTGATCGTTCAGCAGCAGTAATTTTTGCATCAGCTTGATCCTTTGCGGCAGTAGCAATTTTCTGCGTTTGCTCTCCATATTGCTTTGCTTCTTCAGCAAGTTGATCGGCAAGCTCTGTCTGGTTTTTATCTCCGCCCTCCATAAGTTGCTTCAGCTCTTCAGCTTGTGCATCTTCAAGCAGCTTTTTAATACCTTGTAGATATTCTAGCTTTGCTTGCTTTGTTGTTTCTGGAAGATCCTTATCTGTGCGCACATCAGCCATTTCTTTTTCAAGATCAATCATCTCATTTAATTGATCTTGGCGCAGATCAAGAAACTCTTTTGAAAGTGCTGCTTTGCCTTCTTGTGCAATGCGCTGTGCTTCTAGAAAGATTTGCTCATATTGCGCGGAAAAGGTAGTAACATCAATACCCTCTACATTAGTAAGTGATTGATAGAAGGATGCTCTACTACGTCGTTTATCACGTTCGTTGGTTTGTTCTGCTTCTTTCTGTTTCCGCGCAAACTCTTTCTGGATATCCAACACATTTTGTTGGTATTCCTTCTCAGCATCCTCCATATCGCTATAAAACTCTGTGCGAATATCAGAAAGCTCATAAAGTAACTTTTCCAGCTCGGTTACTTGCCCTTCCTTTGTAGCAGTACTACCACCCCCACCACCAGTACCCGCACGCTCTCGTGCTAGTTGTTCTTCTAGTTGTTTAATTTGGCTAAGCGTTGACCAGTACTCTTTGTTGCTTGTAGTTAATCCTTGTAGCTTTGTGTTTAGTGATGCAATTTTACCAGCAGTACCTAATAAGCTAAACTCATAATCAGCTTGTGCCTCTGCTGCATCAGCTGTTGCTTTTGCTGTATCTTCTAAAACAGTTGCGTACTCCTCCATCTGCGAGCCAATAGCCGCCCAATCAAGAGACTCCAAACCACCAAACATGTCTACTGCACTTTCTGTAATAAGCGTTTGTAGTTTATCTGCACCCCCTTCAACTTCACCAGCAATATTTCTTGCGCTTACTTGAGCTTGCCAATTTTTTACTTGTTTAAGTGCATTTACAAGCAAAAGAGCATCAGCTTTTGCAATACCAAAGTTTGATCCCATAAGTGCAGCAGCTTCAGCAGTGCTTATTAGTCCAGAAGCAGCCATCTGTGCAATTTCTGCGAGGGTATTTTGTGCTTCGGAAAGCAGTGCTGTTTCAGCGCTAGCAACAATTGTTGCGGAAGCATTTTCGTTTGCTTTGGTAGTAAGTTCTTGAAGTTTTATCCCTGCTTGAGCCATAGCGCTAACAGAATCATTGAGGGCTTGACGGCGGTTTTCTTCTCCTACAATAAGCGATTGAATTGATGCGTATGCTTGTTGCTCGGTTACAATACCAGAGTTCATTGCATCTACGTAATTTAAAATACCTGTACTAATTTCTGGATATTTATTAATTAATCCTTGAATATAAACTTTCTCCTTGATCAAGTTGAAATTTATCTATATCTTTAATACGATTAGAAAGATCGTCAATAGATAAACGGTACCTCTGCGCAAACTCTGCGGCTTGGTCAAAAGACATACCAGATTTTACAAGACTTTCTAAAACTCTATATTGAGCATCTGTAAACATACCTATATCTTCATCAAATGCTTGCAGCTGCCATCGGGCTTTATAAATATTGTTAGAATATTGTTGATATGCACCACCAGCTTCAATAGCAGCTTTTGCTGCGTTAAGGTTTGCAGTTTGCAGCTCAACAGTACGTTTTTCTAAAGCGTTTACCCTATCTAAAAGGTAGTCTGCTACCCCTCTAAAAGCAAAATCAGCAGCTCCTGCAGCAGGACGAGCTAGTTCTGCACTTAACCTACCAAATGCAGCAATTGTATCGTTAAAAGATCCAACAAGTTTATCATATGTAGTAGCGGCGAGCTGTGTTTTTTGATCAAGGATTTGCATCCCAATACCCATATCTTCTAACAACACATCAAGCCCTTCCAGACGTTCTATTTCCGACCCTAATGCTTTGATACTATTAAGAGAGCTTCTACTAATTTCAAAGCGTCGTGAAAGTGACTGAATATCGCCGCTGAAAAATTCTTTTAATGCTACTGATGCACCTTTCATACCCTGAGCAGGATCAATAATAGCTAACCTACGAGCTGTGTTTGCTAAACGATCTACTGCAATACCAGTCTGATTTGAAACATAAATAAAACCTGAAAGATCTTCAAGATTTTCCTGCAAACTACCGCCATACAACTCTTGTTGATTACGAGCAGCTTGCATAATATCATTAAATCTTGCCTGTGACTTACTTAACGCTTCAACAGTGCTTGTAATTTTTTCGAGCTCATTACCAGCAGTAATAACTGCTCCAATGTTTGTAAATACTGCATTAAGTGCATATGCTGCACCAACATATGAATTTAAACCTTTTACTAATGCAAATAATGTACCATTTAATCTACGTGAATCGGAGTCTGTTTGTTTCTGGTAACGCGCAAGTTGTGCTTGTGCGTTTGACCATTGAATTGTTTTAGTAATAACATCTCCAAACTCTTTTTCAAGAGTATTAAGAGATGCTTGTAAATTATTTATAGCTTGAGCATGATTCTTTGCCGCTGCTTGCGCTCGTGCATCTGCCTGGGCTTTTTGTAAAATAGCTACCGCAGATTTTTGAACTTCCTGTTTTACACGTTCTTCAGCTTGTTTACGTTTATTTAATACAGAGCTTTGTTGTTTTTCTAAGTCAATAATTTTTGCAATTATACCTTTATACTGAGCAAGAGTATTGTTGGAGTTTAATAATTCTATTTTTAACTTAGTGAGTGATGCCGAAAATTGATTTGTACCAATTGCAAGTTTTGCGTTAGCAACTGCTAGATCAATAGCTGCTTGCCTAGATGCTTGTAGTGTTGCTTGATAAAGCGCAGAGTATTTTGCTCCTGTAATTGTTTTATCAGTAAATTGCTCTGAGTTTTTCGTCAATATACCCATTGCATTGTTTAATTGACCAGCAGCAGCACGCTGCTTTACAATAGCACTAATATACGCTAGGTTGGCAGCTTTTGCACGTTCTTGTATAGCTTGCTGTCTGTCTAGGTTTTGCGTAAGTATCTGCGCTCCTTGAGCAGCCTGCTGCATAGCTTGTGATGCCTCACGCATCACTTGACCAAGTCCTACGTCTTTACCAGAAATAGTTACCTGAACTGTTCCTAAATCGGCTGTTGTCATGAGTACACCTTATTTTTGTTGTTGTTTAAGTAATTCGAGGATTTTTGCCTCGTTTTCTACCTGCCGCGCACGCTGATTCTCCTTTTTTGCATTTATCCTGCTTTCGATAACAAGCCTCCTTGCCACCAATTCACGTGCTAACATACCAGTTGTCATATAGCCAAACTGAGAAAGAGATTTTTCACCAGTTTCAATTTGCTGTGAATAAAGAATAAGAAGAATAGAAAGCATTTCTGTAGTAAAAAACTTTCTATTTTCTCTCTGTATTGTAGTGTTTTTAAATTGTGTGGGCGGGGGTGTATTTCTTTTTTCGCGCACAGTAATAAACCCTTCACACATCATAGAAGGAATAACAGGAATAACAGGTAAAGTTGGAGCGTTCAATCTCCAACTTTTCCGCTGTTTAGTTATCTGGTTAAATACTGTTGAAAGATTATTATTTCTTTCGTTTCTCTTCAAGCTCTTTTTCCACATCACTTAGTTCCTTTAGTTTTGCAATATAGTCATCAAATACCTGCTTTGGAATACGCCCAATATTCCAGATCTCATCAGCGAGTGTAGAAATAACTTGTCCGTTCTTACTAAGTAATTGTTTTGCTTGTGCGTATGTTACTGCTGGCCGCACAATACCATGCACCAATGTCCAAAGCACCCATTCTAAATGATTAAGATTTCCATCCTTATCAGTGCTTTTTTGATTAACTTCTTCCTGCTTCTCAAAAGAGAGTGCGCGAATACGAAACTTCTTTTTTAATCCAGTAACATGTACATCTGTTTCTACCAGATCACTTTCAATAAGATATTCTTCAATTGCATCGTAATAATCGACTGATGTGTTATGATGTTGTAGCATATATCCTCCATAATAAAAAAAAAATGCCCTACGGTATGTTGTAGGGCATTTTCTCCTTATCACTGATTACGCAATAGTAAAGTTGCCGTTAGCCATAAAATCAGCGCTAATGCTGGTTGTTTCACCAGCATCTTGACCAAGAGTTAGCGATGTAATTAGTCCGCTTGGTACAGTAATAGTGTATCCACCAGTAGTTGTTAATACAAGCTTCACATAGGTTGATCCTGTAGCGTTTGTTACAAGCAATGTTTGACCTGCATTTTTACCAGAAGGAACTACACCATCAAATGATCCATTCAGCGATACAGCAGTGTTGTATGTATACATAGCACCACCGTCATTGATAAATGGGCCAATTGTCTGATTGTCATTTTCTACACTTACTTCCCAAGAACTAATCCAGCCAACTGGAGTATCTGATGCCCCAATGGTAATAGTTCCAGCAAACCCACGAATAGGAGTACCGCTCATAGTTACCTCTTTGTATTATAGCACACTAAACGCATCATTTGAAACAAAATCTGCACTAATCGTAGCCGTCTCACTGGAGTCTTGACTTAGTGTGACTGAAGATAATAGGCATTGTGGAACACTTATTGTATAGCCATTTGTTGTTTCTAATGTTAAAGATAGATATGTTGAGCTAAGTGCACCACTTACAACTAGTGTTTGACCAGCATCTTTATTTGAAGGAATAACACCATCAAAAGAACCAGTCAATGACTTTGATGTTTTATAAATATAGGATGTTCCGTTATCGTTAATAAATGGCCCTAGTGTCTGTGTATCGCTCTCAATAGAACCTTCCCAAGAACTAATCCAACCTACTAACGAGTTTCTATTTGAATAAAATGTGCCGATTGTATAACTTACTGGTGAATAATGATGCACTCTAATATATCTAGCTTGCTTTTCGCTAGGAAAGTTAAACTTTTCTACTTGTAGCACGCTCAAATCTACAGCATTAGAATCGACAAGAAGAACTGGCTGTGCTTGTGCAGCAGCCTCACTTGCATAGCTTGTAAGAGAGAGTACATTACCAAAATCAGCAATCGGATTAAATTCTGCTAAAAAACTACCATCAACAGTGTTTTGATGTAAAACTCTAATATATTTTACTGGCACATTATCATATTCAATGTTCCATCGAATAGTATTTGCATAACTACCAGCAGTTACCGACTGAGTACGAGCATTGGTTTCGTTTGTCTGTTCAGTAAGCGTAGCAATGCTGGTAGTGACAGTAGTTACCGGCCCAGAAAACCAACGCCAAGCTACACCATCTGCTGATAGTGCAATGTAAAACTTCGTAGCAGAAGCACCCTGAGATCCAATTTTCATCAATACGCTGTTACATACTTTTGCTTCTGTAAGTTCAACCTGAGTCCATCTCCATCCAGCATCAGCTGTATAAGGTACTGCATAATCAGTACCGCCTGTTAATTGATAGGTATTATCTCGAAGAACAGAGAGTGTTGCTGTGCTGCTACTAATACTATCAGTATAGGTAAATGTGTTTGGAATAGAGAAAAAATCCCAGTTTGTGTTATCAGTTGATGTTGAAAAATATACAAAAATTGGTTTTTGATAATCAACATCTCCAATAGTTACTGATTGATAACCTTGAGTATTAGAACCAGCAACAGTTGTAGATCGGTAAATACCACCAGTACCAGGTGTAAAACCAGCTGATGTGTATGTGGCAACTGAGGATGGATCGTTGTCTCGCAGTACTGTTAGCAGGGATGGTGTTGTTGATACACTATCTGTATATGTTAGTAACGGAACTGCGTTATCTAACGTTATTCTACCAGCAAACCCACGAATAGGAGTACCGCTCATAGGCTCCTCACTAGTTTATTAGTTATATATTTCAACATCTGCTAATACTGCTGCGGTATAGTATGTTTGTGCAGATGATCGTTCAATTGGGAATTGTTGTGGGGTGCGTAGGGTGATTTGTACTGAATACCCCCCACTAATAGTTGTTAATCCTTGAAGTGCTTGCACTGCGGAAAGCAGCTTGTTCATTGCTCCACTTTGTGTCGTATCAATACTGCGAAATGCCATAAATCCTGTCCAACCATTTTGATCAAGAAAATCTGTTCGTTGTCCAAAAATATCTTGCTGTTGGTAAATCAGTAATGGAAAAGTTGCAGTAGGTGGAGCAGTGACAGAATATACACGACCACTGTATACAGGGCCTAGTGTTTGTGCTAATCCTTGTTGCAGTGCAGACATGATTTTTGCTTGGAATGAGTGATCGTATGGCATTGTTTATTTTTTCTTTTTACCTTTTCCGCGCATCCTACTTTTTATCGTTTTTTCTACAATGCGAACAACAGGAACTCTGCGTGCCGCTGGATAAAGATATGGCTGTGCAGGATGATTAACTGTACCAAACTCCTGGAAAACTGCGCGGGCATCTGGTAGATCTCTTCCGAACATAACCATAAGCCCACCTTCAGCAGGACGAATCTCCCCACTTCTTTGCAAAGCACTAGTGTCTACAGGGGCGTCTTCTCTTGCCTGATCAAGTATTTTCTTTGCTGCTTCGTAAATACCCTCCCCCATTGCTGCAAGTGCTTCATCGTAAAATGCAGCAAACGCATCAAGATTTACATCAACCTGTATTGTTCTTGTAGAATTAGGCCATGCTTTTCTACCTTTAGGAGGGAAAAGATTAATTCTACGATAGCGTACTTTACTGCCCTCAGCCTCAAGCATTGCTTCAGGTATTCCAGTAGGTACTTTTCTGCGTCTGCGTGCCATGACTACACTATCTCCTCAGCACCAATAATAAACGCACCCATTAAATCGTGTTGTGTTGGTACAAACACCACATCAAGAACATATGTTTTTACACTATCAGTATACTCTAATCGATCTCCAACTTTTATACCAGTGCCATAGGGAAGCTGGATACGATAGGTTGAGTCAAAGTAGCTGTACTTTGGTTGACGATACTGAGATGATGTAGTAACACGAGATTCACCAGATCGTACAATGACTCGACATCGTACAGTAACTGGTGAGGCATACTGTGTAACACTCTCACCATCGATAACGACATCAGGTAATCTGCGTTTGAGTGTTATTGTATCCGCGCAAAAAACATCAGCAGCAGTACGTATCTGTTGTACTTGTGAGAGTAGTTGTGCTTCAGTAAATGCCACAGGTTGTGTCCTTATTTATTTGTTTATTTGTTTAACGTAAGAAGATGTTCTTCTGCTGCTTTGATGTATGATGCGCTTTTATCTAGCCGCGCAAGCACTGCAATAAGCCTTCCAACAGTTACTGGGCTGCTAATACCATACAACTGCTTTTTGTATGCAGTAATTGGAGAAAGGTTTGCAATTGCTTCAAGATCAGCATCAGACATACTGTTGGTAGTATCTACTCCTGATGCTTCACCATCATACAAACGAATCAGTCCACGTTCAATAAGTGTTTTATTAAACCTTCGGAATAATCGAGCCTCATTATCGCTGTACAATTCCAATACTTCATCTTCATAGACCAGTGTAACTTTACTACTACTGTCTGGAAAATCTTTCTTATTTAATTTTGTAAAATCAAAGTTTGTTGGATTGGTGCGAAGAACAAAGTCGATTGATTCCGAAGGTTTATAGGGATTAAGACGTTTTCCACTTACCATATGAGAAACCGTCTTAATCCATCGTTCAACTACTTGTTGATCAAACTCAATAAATTGATGATTTTTTGACATACCTATTCCTTGCAGCAAACAAATGTTTGCCTCTATCGTATAGTTTCTAAAACTATACTATCAATATACTGTTAGTGTGTGAGCTTTAGCACACCAATGCCTTCGGGATCATCAACCATCATACCGTATGCCTGCCAGCAATGCAGCACATAGTTAGGTGGTTGAGTAGAAGGATCGGTGTAATCCTGAAACTCTGTTGCCCCGTAAAGAGCAATGATGCCAGGATTATCAGCAATAATCAGCACCTTGTCATCAGGGATAAGACGATCAGCGCGAAGATTACCGCTGTACGCATTTGCAGGTAGCAGGTTACGTGTTACCTGTGGTAGTTCGATAACAGGAATACCCGTGTAGCGAGTAACCTTGCGAGTGTTGGTAAACTCATTAAACGCAGACTCAATAGGAAATGCTACTGCATCCGTGTTGCTGCCGTTTAGCTCAAACTCACGAAACTGACCAAAGGTGTACATTGGTCGAAGAGCCTTGCGCGTACCCATAATAGCACGAACGTTCTGACCATTATCCAGCATACTTTCAATCATTGTATCCAGAGGAGTCTGGGTAAGAGGGCCAGCAAGATCCTCATAGTTGTTTGGCGTATCGCTTTCGTTCCAAGTCGTGGTAAGCAGGTTAAACACTTTGCTTACCAGATTGTCGAAAATATCAGCGCGAAGATCATTGCGCATCTGAGCAACACTACCAACTTCGCCCGAGTTAACTTCCCAGAGTGAGTGAGAAGTACCGGCGATAAGACGATCAAACACAAACGTATACTTGTCTACGAATGATGTCTGATCAGTGAGATGCTTTGAACCCAAAGATGTTCTGAATATATCGTTAAATATATTCCTTCCTATCACTAGGAAGATCAGACTATATCATCATCTCTTCGTATAGAAGAGAGCCTAACACGCGGTATGGTTATCTCTTGTGTTTACGGCTTCCCGCGCAGCGGTTTCGCGAAGAGCTTTTCGTTCCTTTAACCGATTGTACACGATAGTTTTATCAACTTTATACGTAAAACTTGGTTGTACAAATGGAGTGACAATATCAAGCATGCGATCCACATCTTTTGTTGACAATTGCAGATAGTATAACAATGAACCAACTTTTGAACGATACTGCTTGACGTTCCAGTCTAAGTTAAACTTCTCTTTTAATGCACTGCGTAGTAACATTTGTTCTGCATAGCAGAATGATTCAGTGGAAAGTGCAATTTCATGACGAAAGGTATCTTTTCGGAATGATCCACTATGCCATCCATCTTGTACAAACCAGATAGCAAGAAACTCTGCATCTAGTAATGTAAGATGATGTGGATCAATAACTTTACGTCCGATAGGATACATTCTCTCACGAAAGTTTGTGTAGAATGGATGATGTCGTGATCGTATGCGTATAGTTGGTTTGATTGTTTTTGTTGCTGTTTTTACACCAGCCCGCACATCGTAACGAATACTTGTGATGTGTGATAAGCGATCTGCAATATAATCTAAATGATCAAGATGCTCTGATGTTTGTCCAAGTTCAAATCCGCTGTTTTCCTTATTCTTGCACGCAGTAACGTGCGCGTCTCCAAATAAACAAGCAGCTACAATCTTTGTAAGCTCTTTTCTATTTGGTGTAATGATAAGTGGTGCTTGAGTAACCACCTTCCTTGGTAGATTGACAGTAAGAACCTCTGTTTCTACTTCTTGTTCTAAACATACCATAGTCGTTGCTCTTCTCCATCAGGAGTAAGATCAGGATTGTCAACAAAATACATAAATATTGTTGATGTTCCCTGAGTTCTGTTAGGTGAAACATACAGTATCACTACTGTACGGCCCAGTTCAGCAGCTAGGCACCATCGTGCGAACAGGATACATACCACGACGAACACGGCGAGCAATTTCATCACCAGGAGCAATAGTCATGGTGGGCATGAAAGAACTAAACAGATCAAGCGTGAGCTTGTTTGGCTGAATAACGTCCATCATCACTTCTGCATAGCTACTGCGACGGTTAGGGGCATTACCAGCACCGCGTGCATGTTCCGCAAGTGCCTTGATATATTTCTCTTCTAGCATTGACTTCTCCATAATAGATTACTGACTACTGGCTAAGAGTGAATACAAGCACGCCAAGCGAACTGTTATACTCTTCGGTATATCCGACAGCTTCAGATTCGGTAGCAGTATATTCCCACTTACCACTTGCACCAACCTTAATCTTGTTACCAGGAACACGAATGTTTGAGCTATCAGTAAATGCACCGGAAGGTACGGCGTAGGTACCACCACGCTGTGCAGTGGCAAGAACACCAGAAGGAAGTGTGGGGTTCCACAGTGTGCTCATACCGACAAGATACTGATTGCCGAGGTTGCGAATAGGATCAGCGTACCCACTGTTACGATCCATCACCACACTGGGATTAGCAGTGTAGAAGGCTTCACGAGTAGGACGTGAAAAATCATCTGGCGCGGCGATAAGAATAAACACGTTCACCGTTTCACCAGCAGTTGCAAGCGTAGCAGTAGGAAGATCAGGCTTGAGTGCATTTGCTGCACCAAGTTTCACTGCAAGACCTTCCTGAAATGCACCACCTAGACGTACACCACGTGAAACGTCAGAAAGACGACTAACATAAGCCATGGATAATCTCCTACAATGTTATACAATTTTACGTAATGCTTCAGCTAATGAAGCATGCGTGATAAGTGATTCGGTAAAGATTGGTTCTGGAATTGGTTGATGGATGGATGCTTGTGATTTACTTTTATCCCGCGCATAATCACGAACATACTGTTCAAATACGCGGTCTGTCATCTCAAGAATGACTTCTTCGCGCTCAGCCCATTCAGCTTCGCGCATTACGACACCAGCCGAACTAAGTTGCTGTTTGCGTTGAACGATAAGCAATGCCTTTCGTTCTGCTTCTGCTTTTACTCGTTCAATCTCTGCGAGGGTGAATTGTGCTTTATGTAGATCTTCGCGCACATTTACAAGCTCAGCTTGTGACTTACTAAGCTCTTGCTGAAGTGATGTAATTCGCTGAACAAGATCTTGTAAACTTGCAGAAAATGATTCAGCAAAGGGCTTCATATCTATGTACTTCTTTTTGTTCTTTTTGTAGGCTTCTACCTCTGGTAGTAAATTATCAAATACGCCTACCATGGATGTTTGAAGCTGATTCATCATCATAAAAAACAATTCAATAAGTGCTTCAAACTCTTCTTCTAATGGATCTTCCATATCATTTTCAGGCATAGCACCAGGCATATCACCTGAATATGGTTCATCCATACTTGATTCTGCTTCAAGTACAGGATCTACATTTTGATCTTCAATAATACCTTTTGTAGTATCTTCAGTAGTATTTGACATTGCTTCACTTTTTGGTTCTTCACTTTGGCTTTCTGCCCAACTCATTGCACGTCGTGAGCTGGTAGAAGATCCACCACCCCAGAGCGCGTGAGCAACAACACCAGGTGAAGGATAATCTTTGTGTCCAGGCTTTGCAGACGGAGCAGTAAGATCAACCATGTGACGAGCAAACCATGCAGCCATACGTTTTGCTTTATCACGACTAATTGATCCAGAAGCCATCTGCCTTGCTTCACGCACAGTTTGTGCTGTTACTCCACCTCCGGATTTTCCTTCCTCGTGCCATTTTAATCCACGCCGCGCATTATTTCTAATCCATTGAGGAACACTTACTGCTGCAACTTCATGCTCTTGTTCAGCTTCTTGTTCAATATTTTGCTCTTTCTTTGCAATAGTTTCTGCAATAGCAAGAATACGTGTTCTGTTTGGGCCATATGCGGGGGTATCAACAATACACGTTCCAGCAAGGATACAATCACTTAACCACTCAACACCAGATTCATCTACCGTTGAATCGCTGTGATAGATCTCCCAAGATGTTCCAACACCTTCAGCAAACATTTCTTTAAGATAAGTAGCAATATCGGAATGATCTTCTGTCCAAATAACTGCTTCCCCTTTTACTACTTCCCGCCCATTATCGGTATCTTCATATACTCGTACAATTGGGCCTAAAGGGATTGCTCCAGAATGACCATGAAATTGCTCACCATCAAAGTTAATGCGAAGCGGCATGTTTAATGCAGATCGCATAATGTTTGCTTTTTCACGTAATGGAATAGCTTGATTGTTAATGTTTGGCTCAAAGTCGGTAAGAATAAGCCCTACTCTTGTCTGTAGTGGGTTGTTTGATTCACTCACTGCGGCTGATGATTGAATATACCCACGAGCGAGTGCTTTATGCACTCTGGCTTCTGTCATAGCACACCCCTTGAGATAAAAAGTATCTCTATATAATATGTAATAGTTTTTTCACAAAATTAAAATACCGTACTACAGATACCAACACATTCAGTACTTGGATCGTAAGAAAATAAATCTAATTGAAGTGATTCATTTTCTATCTGAATACGTAAATCTTCTAAACTCATTGATGAGTGAAATGTACACTTTTTTCCAACTTCTTTAGAAAACTGTTTTTCTACTCGTTCTCTTTCTGCATATACTTCTGGAAGTGTTTTATAGAGATGTTTCCAACTGTTTATACCTTGGCGCACACATCCACCAGCACAATTGTTATGAGTAAAACCTAATTTGTATAATAAAGGTTGTTCAATATTTGCATCTTTAAGAAATTGATCTATCTGTTTATCAGTAACATTTTCAGTTATTAAAGGAAAGCGTAAGTAACATGGTTTATTATTTCTAGCAGAAAGAGAAGCGTATACATCTGTTATTCTTTTTGCACGATGTGATTCGTGCGGGGCAATACCAAAAACAAGAATATCATGTGGTTGATAGAACTCCTGTAATCTCTTACCTTTTAACGTTGAAGAGCAGAATGGATGACGATCTGAACCAAGCATACCTTGCTCAAAGAAAAGATCTTCAGGAGTCCTACCATCTACATCATATATAATTTCTTTAGTAAAGTACGTAGAAAGATCTTGTAAAAATCGATATAGATCACTGTGTTCCCATTTTGTATCGTTAAAATACAGAATAACAGAATCTTTAGGATAGGTCTTTAATGCCCAGTCTGCACACCATGCACTTGCTTTTCCTCCACTAAGTGCGACGATAACTCTTGACATGCTTCTCCTTTAGATCGATATTTTTTAACAATAGCGCGCACTGTTTGATAGCTTACTGGATCATCTAGTAGCTTTGCGAGGGAACGATATGATAGATTCTTATTTTTCATTCCACGCACAACTAAATCTCTGTCTTGATCATACAGCGCTAAAATATCATTTACTATTTTCCAGGAAATAGGAGGTCTTCCATTACGTTTCTGTATTTCTATTAAATTACCAGTATGATCAGTATAAAGAGAATAACATTCTTTTTGATCAATTGCTTGTTGTACATTATCCATACGCAATAAACTAGTAAACCATGATTCTTTCATTGAATTACCGTATTGAAGAAAACACGATTTACACAACTTCATCTTTGGTGCAATCTTTGTAGTACAAAGAATACATGTTCTCATAGAGAAACTCCTTTACATGTATATAAGTAATAGTTTTTTCACACTTTTGTAGATACTTTTGCGCGCAAAAAGTATTACCCAGATAGTATACCACAAAATACTATAGTTGTCAACTACTGCGTATTTTTAAAAACTCTTTACACTCTACCAGAAAGTTATCTGGTAAGCTACCCAGTAAGCTACCAGGTATTATTTATGTATTTTTTTTTATATGCTTTCTGTACATGCTCTCTGTATATTCTTTCTGGTTATTCTTTCTGTATATAGCTATCTGGATGATCATGTATATAGTATATAATATATACGCGCACACGCATGAGGGCATTATGTAAAGTTTTAATAGTGTGCGTGTTGATAAAAACTATCAATTATAGGCATATGCCCCTGTAAGCTCGTAGGAGCCATTCTCAGGCACTTTAGGTAAAAACCCTAGTCAGGGTACCAAAAGCATCTTTCCGTCGCTCCTAGACCCCTTGTAGGCCCTCACAGAAGCATTGTAGAATATTGATAGTTGTCGGAGTAATTTGATGGATGGTTTTTGAGATAATTCACTCACCCGCACATAAAAATAGGGGAAAATTACCCTATTGACATTTGTCTATGTGCGTGCTATAATAAAACCTGAAAGCAACAAACAAAGGAGGTGATATGGTACGAATTAAAGTTGCATCAAAAGAGTTCTATATCCCAAAAGAAATTATGTTCTACCCAGATCAAATCCTTGATGAACGTACAAATATGTGGAGGATTTCATTTAATAGCGTCACAGAGCCTAGCTTGACTCAAACAATAGCAAACTTTGCAGCAAGTCTTAATTATAAGACAACACAAGTTGTTATTAATAGTCCAACCACTACAGTAAAGTATTACAATGTTACGATTTCTGTTGTTCGTGATACCGTATTGTTTGTAGATTTTGAAACAGAAGCTAAGCCATCAAATGTTGTTGTATCATTTAAATCAAAGCAGCAACATGCGGGGGTAGTGTAAAACAATAATAAGGAGTATCGTATGAAGATCAGTGACTACCCAACCCTAGCTATGCGAACCGCAGTATATCCTAAAGAGCATAGCTTGAGCTATCCAATTCTTGGACTTATCAGTGAGCTTACCGAACTACATGACAAGGCTTCACAGACTACGCCAAAGTATGCACAACACAATACACTTATCCGTGACAACATCCGTGCTGAACTTGGTGATGTGTATTGGTACATGGCTGCTATCTGTGTTCATTTTGATTGGAAGTTTGAAGAGCTTATTGATCCCGCGCACATGTCAAACACTGGATATAATGCAAACTTCTATCTTCCTGATACTTATCTGCTTGGGCATATTGGAGATCTTGCTGGTAAAGCAAAGAAACTATTGCGCGGCGATTATACTCCCTATTCTGGAGCAGAAGATTACATCTGGCGATCACTACGATCCATTCACACTATTCTACTTGAGTGGATGTTGTACTTGTGTATTGATGAAGATCTGCCAGAAGCACCGCGAGATCTCTTTCCTGAGTCAAGCGTATGGCTCACTCGTGACTATGCGCTTATTTACGCAACATTGAATGAGAATATCGCAAAGCTATCACAGCGTCTAGATCGTGGAACCATTCAGGGTGATGGAGATAATCGGTAACTATTGTGCGCGTGAACATTAACAACTACATATTATGTAAATAGGAGTGTGAAAAAAGTATATCCTATATATACAGGATAAACAAGTACGTATGGATGTTGGGCATATGAAAATATGCCCAACTATTTTTCATGAAAGGGATGATCATGCAATACCTCTTAATTAATAACGCGAGCGTGCTAAAACAGATTGGCGATGGTATTCTTGTGCGCTACTCTGTTTCTGCGTATGAAGGATCTCCTACAATTACGAATAGTGATTATTCTTCTGGTTTGTTTTTAGGTGATTATGACTTAGTTATTCTTGTGCGCGCACAAGATACTACAGAAATGATCAAAAATGCACTTATTGCTGCATTTCAAGCAATCACTATTTCTAACGACAAAGCACTTGCATTACGCGGTCAGCGTGTGGATTGTTTGCTTACTGAAACTGCAAAACCTAAGCTACCAAATTACACATTAAGTTATGGTGATAGTAATGTCAGTTAAAACGCTACCAAACCTTCGCGCATATTCTGTACGTAATGCAATTGTTGCTATGACAGATTTTACGTACAAACATCGTCGTGTTGGAGTATTGTGGGTAGATAAAGATACTCACAAAAGCCTACAAGATTACTACGTAGGAGTAGTGTGCGCGAATGATAATACAGAGGCAATTCTTCACTTCATGATTAACACCAACGCTATTACAACATATGGGAAGGAGTATGTATTTGATGAACTAGTATTTTATTTTGAAAATTATCATCATCAACTTCCAAAAATGTGTATATGGGATAATGATTCTTATTGTATTATTGATGAGTATGAGCAATGATTACATTACACCACAAAGACTGTCTAGAAATACTAAAAACACTACCAAATGCAAGTATTGATGCAGTAATTACCGATCCTCCATATCTTACTACTGATTTACACTTTGATAAAGCGGGTAATGCGTTACCTAATCCTCTACAATGGATTCATGAGCTTCTACGAGTAGTTAAACCAAATGGCTATTTAGCACTCTTTTCACCAGTAGAAGTACAAGCACAAGTTGCACAGATTTGGTCAATGCGCTTTAGTGGGGCTTGGGTAAAACCAGCTGGCTCTATGCGTACACACTCAGCAAAGAAGCCTATGAACCAATGGGAATTATACTGCGTTTTTGCTCATCCAAAACATAAAGTATCAGAGTTAACTTGGAATAAAGCAATGTATCCAGCAAAACCATATAAGAAAGTAAAAAGAAACCTTGGTTATAAGCGTGATGGAAAAGATCAACTAGATCGCTCTGATACTTCTGCTTGGACAAAGGAAGGATATGTAGTAGAAAATAATGGTACAAGGTACTACACTGATACGCTTTTTGGTGGTCAGAAAGCCTATATGCCAATGGCAGAACGTACTATTCATCCTACACAGAAACCAATTGCAGTAGTAGAAGTACTTGTACAGTGGTTAACGAATACTGGTGAAACAGTACTTGATCCGTTTATGGGGTCTGGTACTACAGGAGTTGCTGCAAAGAAGTTTGATCGTCAGTTTATTGGTGTGGAATGTAATCATGAGTATTTTTGTATTGCGAGAGATCGTATTGAGAGTTATACTGTGCGCGCACAAGAATAAGGGGAAATTACATGTCAACATTTAGTGATACTATTTTAGCTCATAAGTATTTAAACAAAGATCTTGGTGAAACATCATGGGATGATGTTGCTCGTCGTGTTGCTTGGGAGGTTGTGGGGAAGAATTATCCGAGGGCTTACAAGGAAATCTACCAGATTATTAAAGATAAGAAGTTTATTCCTGGTGGACGTTACCTGTATGCTGCTGGACGTCCGTATCATCAGACACAAAACTGTTTTGCTGCTGAAACACGTGTTCCATTTTATGAAAATAGTCAATTCTGTGTAAAAACTGCACCAATTAAAGATCTTGTGGGAAAGCCAGATCTAGTGATTATGACAACTGATGGCAAGTGGACACAGGCAGAGATTAAGTCATTTGGTGTGCAAAAGCTCTCAAAGATTACACTACAACGACAGATTAACATTTATATGATTTCTGATGGTGGTACGTTGGAGACGTATGAAGAGAAAGTGATTTATGCCACACCTGGTCATTCTTGGCGTGTGCGGGCTGTAAACACAGATACCAAAGAAGTAAAGAAGCAAGAAGTACAGACAAAGCATTTGAAGCCTAAGATGGAATTGTGGGATGTATATGATCGCGCACATCGTTGGGCTGTGATGTCTGTAGAAAAGACAGATCGCGAAGAGGAAGTATTTTGCGCGGTAGTAGAAAATACTCATGAGTTTGTCATTGAAGGAGATATTCTCACAGGAAACTGTCTACTTCTTGATGTAGAAGATACTCGTCAAGCATGGGCTGATCTCTCTCGCAGATCGGTAGAAGGTCTTTCTACTGGTGCTGGTATTGGTGTGGTGTATTCAAAGATCCGCCCAAATGGAAGCCCTATCCGTGGTATGGGTGGTAAGGCTACTGGCCCTATTGCATTGATGCAGATGATCAATGAGCTTGGTAGGCATATTCAGCAGGGTGGAAGTAGGCGGTCGGCTCTTTGGGCTGGGCTTCACTGGAACCATGCAGATGTTCATGATTTTATTGCATTGAAGAATTGGATTCCTGAAGTGCGTGCGCTAAAGGAACAAGATTTTAATTTCCCCGCACCAATGGATGGTACGAACATTAGTGTTATTCTTGATGATGATTTCTTCAAAGCATATCATGATACCAATAATCCACAACATGTTCATGCGCATGATGTGCATAAGAAGGTTGTGAGGAGTATGCTGAAGACTGGCGAGCCTAAATTCTGGGCCATTGTTAAGTAATTAACATTGTAAACTAATCTAAAAACGGTGAAAATCCTACTGGGAAAACACCGTGCTAATCCGATATGGAAAGCGTAACGACTATGATAGCTAATAAAAAAGAGTTCACCAAACTTGTATCGTCGTTTGTGTTGGGTGACGGATATTTGTCTACCACAAAGTCTTACTATCTTGTTGAACAGCGTACTGTAGAGCGTTCGCAATATAACAGAAAGAAGAACTCTGCTTATCGGTTAAAGCAGTTAAAAGTTCATCAAGATTATGTGGAGTGGCAAGTATCTATTTTGGAAGAGCTTACATCTGTACACTTGGTAGTGGTTCCACACAGTGTAGACAGCCGTGGACATAATTCTAATGAAAGATATCAACTGTCTACAAAAACACATCCATTCTACACAGCAATGCGCGAGCGATTGTATAACAGTGGTGTCAAGCAGTTAGATCCACATTATCTAAAACTGTTTGACTGGCAATCAGCAGCAATTCTGTATATGGATGATGGTTGGATTGATGTAGAACCAAGGCTAACAAAAGAAACATATGTGCGGGCTAGTATAGCTTCTCACAGTTACACCTATGCAGAAAACCTTTTACTTAAGCAAGTACTAAAAGAGAAGCTAGGTATTGAGTTTAATGTACGACGTCACAAACAACGATCTGGTGAATACAAGTGGTACTTGGAAGCTAAAAAAGATCACGCAAAGCGGTTTCTTTCTGGTATAGAAAGATACGTATTTCCAAGTTTTTATTATAAGCTGTCGTATGATTAGCTCCTACTATAGCGTAGGATGGTGATATAGTCTCATCTGTATGGTAACATGCAGGTATAGTTGGAAACTTCTATACATAAGATTTTGGGATTTAGCATTGACGTTGGTAAGAATGCAGGTGAGCATCTTCGGAACGCTTGCACCGAGGTAACAAGTGCTGATGATTCAGATGTCTGTAACATTAGCTCTATCAATCTTGCTCGTATTGAAACACTGGATGAGTTTAAGCATGTAGTCAATCTTGCAATGATCTTCCTACTCTGCGGTACCTTATACAGTAAAGTACCATTTGCAGAAGTTGCAGCAACACGTGAGAAGAATAGACGTCTTGGATTAGGTTTGATGGGCATGCATGAATGGCTTCTTGTGCGCGGGAAGAAGTATGGCCCAGATCCAGAATTAGCCACATGGCTAGAACACTACGCTACATCAACAGACATTGCAGCAGGATATGCTGATGAACTTGGTATCAGCCGTTCGGTAAAGACACGGGCTATTGCTCCAACAGGCACCATTAGTATTATTGCAGAAACAACATCTGGTATCGAACCATTGTTCTGCTCTGCATTTAAGCGCCGATACTTGAAGGGAAATACCTGGCATTACCAATATGTGGTCGATGCAACAGCACAGCGTATTATTGAGCGTGGTGTTGATCCTGATAGCATTGAAGACGCATACTCACTGGCAAATGATGTAGAACGTCGATTGGCATTCCAGTCGTTTGTACAGCAGTATGTTGACCACGGTATTTCTAGTACGATCAATCTTCCTGCTTGGGGAAGTGATTTGAATAACGAAACACGGGTTGACTCATTCGCTGATATGTTGATGAAGTACCTTCCAACACTGCGCGGTATTACGACGTATCCTGATGGTGCTCGTGGTGGGCAGCCGTTGGTAGCAGTACCATATCGTGAAGCAGTGAATCAAACTGGTACTGAGTTTATTGAGTATGGGAATGAGAATGCGTGTGTAAGTGGGGTGTGTGGGATTTAGGGTTATACTATTGGCGCACACAGGAATATAACTTGTGTGCGCCAATTCATACAAGGAAAACCAATGTATACACTACACCACGGAGATTGTTTAGAAGTATTACAAACATTACCAGACAACAGTGTTGATTCTATTGTTACTGATCCACCAGCAGGTATTGCATTTATGAATATGCAGTGGGATAAAGATAAAGGTGGAAGAGATGTTTGGATCGCATGGATGGAGAAAGTAGCAAAACAGTGTTTACGAATTATAAAACCTGGTGGTCATGCACTGGTTTGGTCATTGCCTAGAACTAGCCACTGGACTGGTACTGCATGGGAGAATGCTGGATGGGAGCCAAGGGATAAGATCTATTTTCTTTTTGGAACAGGTTTTCCAAAAAGTATGAATATTGGAAAGCAGATTGATAAAATGCGCGGGGCTATTAAAATACCAATCACAGCACCAGCAACAGAAGAAGCAAAACAATGGGATGGTTGGGGTACAGGATTGAAACCAGCATCAGAAGAATGGTGGCTTTTCAGGAAACCTATTTCTGAATCAACTATTACAGACAATGTACTTCACTGGGGTACTGGTGGGTTGAATATTGATGGGTGTAGGATTGAACTTGATGATGCCTCCAAAGAGAGGGCTGGTAAGTTGAAGCAGAGAACTAACAAACCTTCAGGGAGAGGACTTCATCACAATCCTAAATCAGATATTCAAAGAATAAGATTGGATCGAGAGATTGACACTTTTAAGTTGTCTGGTCGATGGCCAGCAAATGTAGTGCATGATGGTAGTGATGAAGTGGTGGAGATGTTTCCAGATGTAAAAGCTGGTACTGCTGTAAGAAAGAATGTAGGAGTATCTGGAGCTGGTTGGAAGTCAGTAGGATATGCAGATACAAAAAATGATGTCTCTTATAATGACTCTGGTTCAGCAGCACGCTTCTTTTATGGGGCAAAGGCAAGTGTGCGCGATAGGGATGAGGGGTTGAGTAAATCTGATACTACTACTACTCGCGCAAATATTCATCCTACGGTAAAGAGTACTGAGTTGATGCGGTATTTGTGTCGTTTAATTACTCCCCCGCACGGAATAGTCCTTGATCCATTTACTGGTAGTGGAAGTACTGGAAAGGGTGCATTGAAAGAAGGTTTCCAGTTTATTGGTATTGAGATGGATGAAGAGTATGTTACTATTGCCCGCGCAAGGCTGGAGCATGTACTTCAGCAGAAAGGATCTTCATGAGCTTTTATGCAGACTTTGAAGATGTGATGATCGTTCCAACGTTTAGCCATCTAACAAGTAGGAAAGATGCAGAACTTACTGTTACGTATAAGTTTCCTTATTCAATGTATCCATTTACTGGTGTTCCAATTGTAGCTTCAAATATGGATGGTGTTGGTACTCCTCAGATGGCTGAAGCACTAGCATCACATGGTATGCTTACGTGTCTTACAAAGTCATATACAAGCCCCGCACATGGAATACGAACATTTGGCTTACGCGAAGGTATTTCAGCGGTAGAGCAGTATATTCTACAACATAATCCAGAAATAATCTGTCTTGATGTAGCAAATGGGTATATGAGTACATTTGTAGACTTTGTACGCAGTGCGCGGAATGTGTATAATGGAACAATCATTGCAGGAAACGTTGTAACTCCCTCAGGAGTAGAAGCACTAGCCAATGCTGGTGCAGATATTGTAAAAATTGGTATTGGATCTGGGAGCATGTGTACTACCAGGTTAAAGGCTGGTGTGGGTGTTCCACAACTCACAGCAATTATTACATGCGCTGAAGCACATCTAGGAGTACATCTTATGAGCGATGGAGGATGTAGAAATCCTGGTGATGTAGTAAAAGCATTTGCTGCTGGTGCATCTTTTGTGATGCTTGGTGGAATGTTTGCAGGTCATACAGAGGGTGGGCATGTGCAAGGAGATCCATTCTACGGAATGTCTAGTCATGTGGCTATGGAAAAGCATTATGGTGGTGTTGATGACTATCGTACATCGGAGGGAAGAGTAGCGCTTATCGATCATAAAGGATCAGTACATGATACAGTGCGTGATATTCTTGGTGGGTTGAGGAGTGGGATGTCATACATCGGCGCACGCACAATTCCAGAGATTAAACAAAAAGCACGATTTATTCAAGTTAATCGACAGGTTAATCATTAGGAGGCTGTCTATGCCAATGCCTAAACCGCGTCCACGAGAGAATGAGCAGGATTTTATTACACGCTGTATGGGAAATGATACCATGGTAACTGATTTTCCAGAGAACAATCAGCGTGCTGCGGTGTGCTACCAGCAGTGGAGGGATAGACGTCGTCCACGTAGCCCTGCTGAAAAGACTGAGGCGAAAGCTCCTTCACGCTTTGATAGTTTGAATACTGGTGAAGTTGATCAATGACAGTAATTTTTGATAAAAAACATCCTCTTATATAGATAGGAGGATGTTTTTTTTTATTTAGTTTGTACATAGTTTACAAGCAGTTTACACCTACTTTACAGATAGTTTACGTATACTTTGTGCAATGTTTACCAAGGATATACTATGGGAAGAAGAAAAATTACTCAAACACAGCAGACACAAGCTCCTCAACCAGCTGTGCGCGTGACAGAAAAAGAAGAAAAACCAACACCACCACAATTCAGTACACTTACAAAAGATCAAATTATCGAAGAGTATAAACGATCGTACGACATCGATAACCTAACAACACCAAATGATAGAGCTAATCTTGATACGATGATTATGAACGCATTAGCTATTCGATCACTACAAGAAAAGCTCTTAGAGTTAGCAGTAGAAAACGTTATTGATAATGCTTCTGATATTAAACGCATCAATGACAGTATTCGCGATCTTACACAAACCAATCTTGCTATTGAACGACAGTTAAGTATTGATCGCAAGACAAGAAGGTCAGAATCTGAACAATCAGTACTTGAATATATTAACTGGTTAAAAGATGCAGCATCAGAGTTTCTCAGCGATACTCCACGTCTCACAAAGATCTCTTGTAAGCGCTGTAATATTATGGTTGGCAGAATTAGCGGTGTGTATGATACCACATTCTTTTCTGCGGAGTTTCAATGTCCACAATGTAAAAAACATATCTATATTCGTAGAGATGAGCGTGACACATTCTATGACATCAGAGATCCAGATTGGCGTAGAAAGTATCCTATTGAAATTATTCAGCCAAATAACGCTATCCTGGATGCACCGTTGGATACTGCATTAGTAGAAGATGATGTGGTTATTAGTAATACGGTACAGGATGTTACAGAGTATGAGGATAAGGTAGTTGAGGTTTTTAGTGAGCCGCGCACACAGGAATAACTATGCCTATACGAAAAAAATTAGATGAAAAGGATTTAGATCTTTTAGAAGTACTAGAAGATGAAGTTTGGCTAACTGAGTTTTTACGCAATACATCAGACGGTGAACATAACCGTGCACTTTGGCCAGCACAACCATGGAAGTATCGAGACTATCAAAAACAACTACTTACTGATAAATCAAAATACATCTCACTTACTGGGGGACGTGCTATTGGTAAGTGTGAGCCTGGTGAAGCAAAGATCCTTACCGTAGGGCGTGGATATATGATGTTGAAAGATCTGGTGAAAGAAACATCATTTCCAGTGTATGCACTAGATCAATACTCTAATCTTGTTCAGCGTAGAGCACGAGTTACACCAGATGACATGGCTCCAGTAAAAAAGATTTATACTCGTGCGGGGCATTTAATACACGTCACAGCAGAACATCCAATCCTTACACCAGATGGATGGGTAAAAGCAGAAAATATTGATGTAGGATCGTTGGTTGGTGTATTGACACAAATACCCAACGATATGATCAGTCAAACATTTGCCTGGCATGAATTACGGTTTTTTGGATATATCTTACTAGATCCTCCATTGCGCGAAAGTACTGTTTTTGTACCAAAGTATAAAAAGATTGGAGAAGAGTTTAAGTACATCTGTTCTCTTTTACCAGTAGATGTATTTCCTCGTGAGAATGGGTTTGGTGTGCGTAGGATTAAAGGTGGGTATTTTTCTACAATCCGCGCACTTTACAATGATGTAGGTTTTGATGATGACTACGTATTTTCCTTGCGTATGTCAAGTATGCCAGAGCTGCTACTGTTAGAATGTAAAGAAAATCTTAAAGTATTTCTTGAAGCGCTGTTTGCTCAATTTGCAGAAGTATCTGCGCGGGAGATTAGTATATTTACACGCTACGAATCACTCACTTTTGCACTACAAACAATGCTCTTGCGTTTTGGCATTGAATCACGTATTACTACAAAAGACGAACCAAATAGTTATACTCTGGAAATACTTGATTACGAGAACGTGTATGATTTCTGGAAAACATTCACATTACCTGGTGTATCTGTTGATCAGTTAGAAGAGCCTGTACGTAAAGCACGAGTAAATGCACATCTTCGGTATGATGAGGTAGTGTATGTGGATATGCCAATATATCCAGTACAAACATACGCTGTCCATGTGCGCGAAGATAATAACTACATCTCCAGTAACATCTACGTACACAACACCGTAGTACTTGAAGATAAAATTATTTATGAAGTAGTAAACTATGAGCGTGAGTTTCCTGTTACACCAGAGCAGGTACTTACCACAGCGAACCAGTCGCAGATGCAGCCATTGCTGTCAAAACTTATACAACGTTTTACTTCAAGTCCATTACTAAAACATTATTTACAAAACAATGTAAATAAACAAGATGGTACGATGAGGTTTCCTGCACGAAGTAAACCATTTACGTTTTACTTTCGTATTGCAGGTAGTAAAGGCGAAAACAACGTTGTAGGACTTCACGTACCTAAAGTAAAGATTGATGAAGCACAACTGTACCCACCAAATGCGTACACACAACTGCTTCCGATTATTAACTACTGGGAACCTAAAACACAACTTCTTATTACTGGGGTGTCAAATGGTTTACGTAATTCAGTATTGTATTTAGTAGATCAGAAAGATCCGAAGTTTAAGAAATATCGTATTCCCTCGCACAATAACCCATTCTACTCACGAGAACAAGATCTGCAAAACTTACGTGATTGGGGTGGTGAGAACGATGATCGCTATGTTCAGCTTGTGCTTGGTAGACATGGATCGGCTGCATTTCAAATCCTTACCAGAGATGATTTTAAAGTAGAAAGTTTTCCATTTCATAACTATCGATACCAAAGTAATCAGAAGATGAAAGGTATCCACTATCATGAGGTACTAGGTACACCTGCTATTCCAGAATCAATTCAGCTTGTAATGGCTATTGATACAGGATTTGTTGATCCTACCATTATTCAGCTTATTGGTATGGATAAGTATCATATCTGGAGAACTTATTGTAGGTATCAACTTAATCGTATTGACTTTACTGAGCAGCGAAAGATTATTCACTGGTTAGCTACAGAATATAATGTACCGACAATTGCCATGGATATTGGTGCAGGTGGTGGGGGCGCTGGTATTATGCACGCACTACTTCACGAGGATGAGTACAAAAACGATAATTACAGTCAGCGTATTGTACCAGTTATTTTTAATGAAAAGATTGTTGTAGGATTACGTGAATCTGGTGAGGAAGTAGCAGATGATGCAAAATCACATGGTACAAAAGTGCTAGTGACTGAAGTTCAATCAAGCCGATTAGTATTTAGTGATGTAGATCATGAAGGGATTTCACAACTTGAAAGAATATCGAAACAGAAACTTAGCACTGGAAAAGATCGTTATTTTGTATTATCCGATCGTGGAAGTGGTGCAGATTCAAATGATCACATTTATGCCAGTTATATTTGTTTTGGTATTGCAATTGACCGTGGTTTAGTAAAGCCCGCGCAAGCACCACGTAAGTTAGCTTCTGTGTCTGGTGTGTATACGTAATAAGGTTTTATGTGTGCGCACACAGTAAATACCATAAAGACTATGATATATGAATAATGATACACCAAAACGAGTAGCAAAGGCTTCATACTTTACAAGCTATCTTGCTACACAACCAATTTATACTCCTCCAGTAAATAAATCACTTATTTCTGGATACTATAATCCGTCAGTAAAACTGTTTGACTACCATGAACTTATCAAAGTATGTCGATGGTTTTACACATTTGATCCCATTGCAGGAACAGTTATCGAACGCATGGCTGATATGTCAGTTACAGAAATTCGTAACCGTAGAAAAGGTAAGCGTAATACTGCACCAGTTGATGATACAACACTTGCATACTACAATGCTATTGCAAAGCGTATTCGTCCGCTGATTAAAGCCATGGCTCTTGAGTATTTTATTCACGGGCTTGCAGTACCAGATTACACATTTGAACGTGTGCGAGGTGATCTGTTATCAGAGCATCTTGGTAGGCGTCGTGTATGGGCTCCTGCAAAGGCTTGGGTGCGTAATCCAGAGAATATTGTACTTGAACGTAAACCTGCTGGATTAGATCGTGCAGTATTTCTTAAAATCCCATCACAAGATATTTCTTTTGTAAAAAACAAAGGATATTATGAAGATGGGAACTACGATCCAGAAACATACCAGAAACTTCTTCGAGAGTTTCCAGAATATGTGCGTGCAATTGAAAGCGGAAAAACAACTATCCTGCTAGAAAATGTACGCCCAATTCTCCGTAAAATTACCAGCTATAATGAATATCCTTCACCATTCTTGACAAAAGCAATTAAAGCACTTCAGCATAAAGAAGCTATTAAACAGATGGATAGAAGTATTGCTAATCGAGCAATTGAAGCATTACGTCATGTAAAGGTTGGTGATAAGGATTTTCCTGCTGATGATGATGATATTACTTCTGCCCGCGCAGCACTAGAACAGAACAGCAGTTCTAGTGAGCGGGTATATAACCTTATTACGCCACACACCTACGACATCCAATGGATTCTACCACCACTAGAAGCATTACTGTCTCCAGTAAAGTATGATGAGCCTAATGCAGATATTTTCTTAGGCTTAGGCTTTCCCCGTATTCTTACGGTAGGTGAAACATTACGTTCTAACTCTTCTGACAGTAAAATTGCTTCACTTGGCCCAAGAGCAACACTGGAAGATCTTCGAGACAGTCTTGTAACATGGCTTGAAGGATTGTACCAAGAGCTTGCAGAGCTGAATGGCTTTACTCGCATCCCAGAACCATATCTTACACCAATTCAAACAATGGACTATACTGCATTGGTGCAGTTTGCGGTAAATGCCATGATCGCTGGTGGTATTAGTAAGAATGATCTTGCACAGCTCTACGGAACAGATTATGATACGGTGCAATCACAGCTAGAGATTGAACAAGGTGGTATTACTCCAACACCACCAGATACAAACACAGATACAAATACTGCGGGAGATACAGAAAATGACCAATCAGAACCAGAACCAGAGTCAACAGACACCGAGACAAACACTCAAGAATCCTGAAATCCTACATTTTCGTACTCCAGAAGTATTTGCTACCTATCTACAAAATAGATCTGCACCAACATGGTTTACAAAGGTATGTATTCATCACACGGCTATTCCTACGGTAGTACAATGGCGTGGGCTGTCTACTATGCAAAATATGTTGTACTACTATCGTAGGCTTGGATGGAAGAGCTTTCCTCATATCTTTGTTGCTCCTGATGGTGTGTGGCAAATGAATAACGTGCTTTTACGTGGCACGCACGCAAACGCAGCAAATACGTTTTCTATTGGAGTAGAAGTAGTAGGTAACTATGATACGGGAGTGTGGCAAGAGCCTATCCGCACATATGCTGTGGAAACTATTCAGTTACTTCTTCAATGGAAATCGTTAAACAATCAAGATATTGTATTTCATCGATCCTACAATCCTTCAAAATCTTGTCCAGGGAGGGCTATTACACTTCCTTGGGTGCAAGAGCAGCTAAATAACACTACTTCTGAAAATCGTACCTACAAAGTAATTACCGATCATGCTCGTATACGTCAAGGCCCAGCAACATCGTATCCAATTGCAGGTAAGCTGATGAGTGGAGATATGTTTATCTCTTCAGCAGTGAAGGAAGATGAGACAGGGATGCACATTGGTGGAAAGAATACATGGGCGCACATTACAAAAACAGTTAAAGCATCAAACAATGTGGATTCTCTCGGCTTTGTCCATACAAGCCTTCTTGAACAAATTGGGTAAAGTAAGACTATGACAGATCCTTCTGCCGTTCTTGCTGCTATACGTGATGTAGGGCTAGCAGCAGTAATCATCCTCCTTTCACTATGGGGGATTTGGAAGGTTATCATTCCGGCAATTATTGATCAGCAACAGCAACAGACTGACTTCTATGTAGCGGAGATTAAATCTTTGAGACAAGAAGCTCGCGAAGATAAACAACGAATGTTTGAAGCGTTTAATCAAAACTCTGAAGTAAATAAAGCTCTACAAGCTGCGCTTAATAACATTAGCGCGCAACTAGTAGAACTCTCTCGTGATGTGGTGGCTCTTCAAGAAAAAGTAGACAGTATTAGTAAGGAGCAAACTAATGTTTGATTTTTCTACCATGACCGCGCAAGATGTAGTGCTTGTCGTCTCTCCATTCCTTTCGGTTATTGCTACCTATATTATTGCTCGTGAAGACTGGTCTAAACAAGTAAAAGCGGCAGTAGCATTTATTATTTCAGCACTCTTTGCAGCCCTTGTAGCATACAGTGAAGGATCACTAGTAGATAATTTCTGGGATAACTTTGTCCTTGTGTACACTATTGCTCAAGGTATTTACTGGTCAGTGTTTAAGGGAATTGGGCTAGAGAAGTATCTAGCAAAGCCTCAAGCTGAAGCATCTGCAAAAGAGCCTCTTGACAAATAGGTAATGTTGTGGTATAGTGGGTGTGTGAAATGCACATCTACTATACCAAAAACTTTTAGGAGTAATTATGTTTAATATTCTTTGTTATGGTGGAGGAGTACAAACGGTAGCGATGTGTGTACTCGTTGCACAAGGCCGTCTAGAGCGACCAGATGCCATCATCGTCGCGGACACAGGCCGTGAGATGCCCACGACTTGGGAGTATCTCGACGGCTACGCTAGGCCGCTGATGGCGCAGGTTGGCCTAGAGATCCACCGCGCAGGGCACGAACTTGCCACGGTGGATGTGTACGGTAAAAACGGTGATTTACTTATTCCTGTGTTTACCGAAACTGGAAAATTTAATTCATTCTGTAGTGGAGAGTGGAAGGACAGAGTTGTAGGACGTTACGCAGTACAAGTGTTAGGTGCTCCATCACACACTCATATCGATTGGATTGGATTTTCACTAGAGGAAAAACGAAGGGTCAAAAGTCACGACGGGAGACGCTACCCACTCTTAGAGTTGATGCTTACGCGCTCCGACTGTGAACAGATCATTAAAAATACTGGATTACCTCTTCCAAATAAAAGTCGTTGTTGGATGTGCCCGCATCAAAGGAATGAGCAGTGGCGCGAAGTGCGAGAGCGCCCCGAGCTATGGAGGCAGGCAATTGTCTTAGAGCAGGAAATTAGAGATAACAATGATCGTGGCGGTATGTGGTTTCACGGCTCGCGTGTACCACTTAACGAAGCTCCAATTGACGACGAAGGATCTCCTGATATTGTGCGTCAGTGTGGGCTGGGGCTATGTTACGTGTGACAGTAATAAAGGATGTGTGTATGACAACGATTATCCATAATGACTGTGTGCGCGGGCTACAAACGCTACCACCAAACACTGTAGACGTAATCTTTATTGATCCACCATACAACACCGGAGTAACACAGGATAAAACACCAAAATACTCACGCAATGAAGATTATGTAAAAAAGAATTGGAAAAGTTTTCATGCAGAGTGGGATGTTATCGATGATTATTATCAGTGGGCTAGAAGTTGGTTGAGTGAGAGTAAACGAGTACTAAAAGAACACGGATCAATCTTTATTTGTGGTAGTTTTCATAACATCCCAGATGTTGCAATGGCATTACGTAGTTTGAACTTTTACACTATTCAATGGATCTCTTGGTGTATTCCAAATAGTTTTCCTAATTTGTCTATGACAAAGATGGTGAGTTCTAATCAGGTTTTAATTTGGGCGCGCGCAAATAGTAAACACTTCTACGATGCAGAAGCAGCAAAGCGATACAATGATGGTAAGAACTTGCGTGACTATTGGGTTATTCCAAACAATACTTCAGAAAATAAAGGAAAAGTCTGGTTAGATCATCCAAGCAAAAAGCCTACAGAACTGGTTCAACGAGCTATTGATATTGCATTACCAAAAGAAGACAATGTGCACGTAGTAGATTTCTTTGCTGGAAGTGGAACAACAGGTACCGTGTGCAAACGGCTATCACAGATGTATGATATTGATATTAACTGTACGTTGATTGAACGCGAAGAACAATACGTTTCATGGATTAAAGAAAGGATGCAAGCATGACAAATACACTTACGCTTGGTATTGTTATTCCTACTGTCGGTTTACATAATGTAACACATGATTGTATTACGAGGCTTGTGGTTAATTTACTAAATCCAAAACAAACACAGATTATTATTGTAGACAATCTTTATAATGGTCAAAATCTATCAGCACTCGAAGAAGAGCTAAAGCAGTTTGCAGAAGGTAGTTGTATTGTAAAAAATACCAACAATCTAGGATATTGGGATAGTCTTATTGCTGGTATCAAACTGCTACACACCGATCTTGCACTATGTATGCACAACGATGTGTATATTTATGAGCAGGATTTTGATCAGCGTATTATTAATGAGTTTCTTATCAACGATAAGTTAGGTATTGCTGGTTTCTTCGGGGGTAGGGGATTGAGTATTGATGGTGGTAGGGGTCATCCTGAGAGTAACATGGTTGGTAGGTATGATGGAACACATGGTAGTCTGCACGGGGCTATTTTAAAAGAATCACATCCAGCAGTGGTGTTTGATTCTCTTGCAATGATCTTTCGGGTGAAGTATTTATTGAGTGTTGATTATACTAACTTGCCCCCGCACCATTGGTGTGATCGTCTTATTTGCTTGCGTATGATGAAAGCTGGGTTTAATCTTCTCACTATTGGTATTGAGTTTGATCATGGTGGATCATATACATCAAACGCAACATACAATGGTGAATCGTTGCTAGAGTCTTTCTCTCGTGAATGGTGTACTGGTAAAGGTTTATCGAAACTTGAAAACTGGAACCATACGCTCTATATGTACGGCCTAGATATGTTCCAGAAAGAGTATCGTGAGTTTGTTGGAAATGATCAGCCTGTTTGGGTACGAAAACACACATTTTATGACTGGAAGCATGTGTATTATCAACTGCATTGGTATCAGGATATTGTAGATGGGATGATAACTGCGGATAAGTTAGCTCGAAAGGATTAGTTATGAATAGTGTAACACAGAAAAACCTACATGCTCGTAGTGTAAAGACGATTGAAGAAGCTCAAATGATGCGTGAGATTAGAAATAGTGTGCGCGAATATATGACCAGAGATACAGATGAAATTAGTCCACAACGACAGTATCAATGGTTCTATAATAAGTATGGATCTGGTAAATACGATGCGTATTTATTTTATAACGCACGAGGTTGCTGTGTAGGTTATGGGATGCTTACATCTACTGATGGGAAGATGTGGGGAACATTAGCAGTTAAAAAAGAGTTTCAAAATCAAGGATATGGAACTGCTATTTACCAGTTTCTTATTAAAACATGCGCTGAGCTTGATGAGCAGTATAATGATCACTTTTACAAAGGTCAAGTGTATGAGTACTTTTCAAAGCTGTACAAAAATCTCTGGATTGAGATTTATGCAGATAATGCGGAAAGTCTACGAGCAGCACAGAAGGCAGGTTTTGAAACAGTACATGTGGGGGATAAAGTAATTACACTTGTTCATAGAGGAAGGAATGTAGATGAAGCCTGAGTATACAATTCCACTCTTCAAAGTATTTATGTCCAATCAAGCAAAGGCTAATGTACAAGATGTGCTAAACAGTGGATACATTGGTCAAGGATCATATGTAGAAAAGTTTGAAGAACTATTTGCTAATTATGTAAAGTCAGATAAACCAATTATTTCGCTTAATTCTGCTACATCTGGTTTAGTACTTGCTTGTTATATGATTGGCTTGCGTGAAGGTGATGAGGTGATTACTACACCAATTACTTGTACTGCTACACAGACTGGTATTGTAAGTAGTAAGGCTACGATTGTATGGGGTGATGTTGATCCGCGCACAGGTTTGCTTGACGTCGATGATGTGCGGGCTAAGATGACAAAACACACCAAAGCTATCATTGCGACCAATTGGGGTGGTAGAAAGCCTAACTATGTTGAACTAAAAAAGTTAGGTGTACCAGTTATTGAAGATGCAGCCCATGGGCCATATGAAGTAACAGAGAATAGTGGTGATTACATTGTATGGTCAACACAAGCTATCAAGTTTCTTACTACTGGAGATGGTGGGATGTTGTACTGCCCAGATCCAGAACGTGCACGGTTACTACGTTGGTATGGGCTTGATCGTCGATCATCAAAAGATTTTCGCTGTGCACAGGATATTCAGGAAGCAGGGTTTAAGTACCATATGAATGATATTGCTGCTGCTATTGGATGTGGAAATATTGTGTTTTTAAAATCTTTGATGAACTCGCACAAGAGGCATGCTTATGCGTATGAAGGTTTACTAACTGTAGACAGACCACCATACGACCGAGATTGTCCATACTGGATTTATACTATTTTCTGTAAAAATCCTACGTTGTTAAGTGAACAACTAAAGAATTTTGGTATTGATTCTAGTCCAGTGCATGCGAGGAATGATAAACATACCGCTTTTCGTCACAGTGCGAAATACAGTGATAATCCTGGTGTATTGGAATATGACAGTAAGCAATTAAATATCCCTGTTGGTTGGTGGCTAGACAGGGATGATCTAGGAATTGTAGACGAACTCGCATACATTGCTGATACGGTAAATGTACTAGTCGAAAGGATGGGTTTATGAAAAAATCAGTACTATTTGCAGTACCTACATACAAGAAACTTCAGATGTGCGTGGATCTTGTACAATCAGTTCCAGACGAAACAGATATTGCTATCTACAATCGGTTAATTATTGATAACAGTGGTGGTGAGGTAAAACGCCAATTTCCTGATCTTGAGTCACGCTGCATGATTGCTACCCCAGTACATAATATTGGTGTTGCGCGATCATTTAATCTTGCTCTCCATATTGCAAGCGTGTATGAGTATGATTATGTGATTATCAGTAATGACGATCTTGTGTTACGCCCAGATACGCTTGATACGCTTGTAGCAGCAGCAATTGAGCATGATAATGATTACAAAAAGCTTATCTTTTGTACTAGTGGTGGTGGGTTAAATGCGTTTTCTCTTTTTCTTGCACCCCCCACAGAATTGATTAAGCGTATTGGTTTCTTTGAGGTAGCGTATTTTAGCTATCTTGAGGACAATGATATGCATTATCGATTAAAGCTCTACGGAACTGATCTCGTGCGTGTACCTGGATGTGATGTAGAATCACATGAGATTAGCGCTACTATCAAAGAGTTCGTTGGTGCAGAAGTTGAACACTTCCACAGATATCGTGCAAAGGGTACACATGAATATCTACGTAAGTGGGGTGGTGGCCCACATGCAGAGGTCTATCAGACACCATATGACAGTGGACTTGACAGCACAACCTGGCATCGTGTATACTATTGTAAGGAAGATCCTATCAACCTTCCTGATTACTAAGAGGTATTTATGAAAAACTCACGTGGTGCTACTATCAATCGACTTATTGTATCAGAGGCAGCATTGGTAACTGATAAAGTTCTAGTCACTGCGGTTACTGGGAAAAAAATCTACATTCACCAAATGTATCTTGACACAGCAATTAACAACAACACAGTTACTTTCAAGTCTGGAGCTACTGCTATTAGTCCTGATTTTTATTTTGCTAGTAAAGGAGACATTCTAGTGCTTCCGTTGGCTGATGAAGTTGGTTGGTTTGTTGCAGATGGTAATCTCACGATTACATCGTTAGGTGGTTTTACTGGTTTCATTATGTATACGCAGGAATAGTGTGCGCGCACACAAAAAAGGAGCTTGTATGATTGACCCCACATACAAAAAGCAGGTAGAGGATATTATTAATTCAGATCGATTTTACACATGGGTTCAGGTTGTTGAATATATCAACTTTAAACCAAATGGAGTACTATTTTCTAGCTTTGAGCAACATTTCGATCATTCACAGTACGCTAATTGGAATAATGGGATGGATGGTACAAGCTATATGGATAAATCCGAGGCTCGTACACAGTGGATGTTTATGCTTGCACTTGAAGCATTTGCGTTCTGTAGTAAAGCATTTGAGACAAAAGAAGATCTTATCCGCTATACCCTTGAAATGCACAGCGCAAAAAACAGTGATTATGGAAATCAAGCAAATCCATGGACAAACATTTTTGCATGTGAGCGTGTGATGGGACTACCCGCAGAGGTGGGTATTATGGTGCGACTACTTGATAAAGTAAGCCGATATCGTCAGCTGATGCAGAAGAACTACACACCGCGAGTAGAAGAGTCTGTTCTAGACACCGTATTTGATATTGCATCGTACGCATGTATGTTCCTTTGTATTGAGCAGTTACTAGAATCAGAACGTGCTGAGCTAGGGTAATACAGAGTTACTATTGGGGTATTGACAAAGTTTGAGAAGTATGCTATACTGTTACCGTGATGTAACAGTATAGCCTACACGGTAGGTAGAAAGTAGTAAGTGTGGCAAAGCATCGAACATTAAAAGAAGAGACAGAGTTTACTGTAGGTAGTAAGGTGCGGGTTGTTGATAAAAATAATGAACATTATCAACAAACAGGAGAAATTGTACGTCTAGGATCTGCTGGTGAGGTATTGTATATTATGGTGTTGTTTGTTGATTATATTACGCCGCGCACATTTGTACATCAGCAGATAGAGTTAGAAAGGGTGTAATATGAATTATTATGGTGTTCGCACTATTGATCTTGCCCACTCAGTAACAAGGTTTTTTAATCTACACTACACACTACCTGACGAAGAGGTGAAGGCTGTAAGCACAGTAAATCACCTACAGGCTCTATGGGAGCGTAAGCGTGGGGGTTGGCTTCGGATCAAGCACGACGTGCTATCATACACAGCACGATCAGGGTTTCTGAGCTTTGTAGTTACTCCAAGTGAGTTTACTATCAAGCTCTATAAAATACCATACTTTCCACAACCAAAAGGGGCATTACCTATTGTACATATCACCTACTATGCTCCTACATACGCTCAAGGACGTACCACAAGCACAAGAAGTGTTTCTGTGTACATTGATAAATCACTCGATCTTTTATCACATAATCTAGTAAGTGTTGCTCCTCTTTATACTATTGATAATCCGTTAGGTTTTAATGGTTTTCTGGAAAACCTTTTAGAAGAAACATCTGATGGAATTATTCGTACAGATTGGATAACGAGGAGTGCTGCGCGGGATCTTTTATACGCTATGCGCGCATATCGACAGTATAGGGGGTAATTATGTTCTTTGGGCCAATTGTAACTAACATGGGTAGTAGGGCTTCATTTATTGATACGCTTGCACGATGGGATAAGCAGAACTTTACCAGTGTGAAGGTGATTACTGGATGGGGGCTGTCTGGTGGTTGGAGTTCTAATGATCGCGCACAAATCCTTTCGCTTACACCTAATCCTATTGTGCGTACCGTAGCTGGAGATCCTTCGTCACGTCGCCATCCTCTGCCCCATCCTGGTATCATCATCGATGAGCTACGACCTTGGCTTGACATGAAGTTCAATCTTATGGTAGAATTAGGTAATGAGCCAAACATCAAGCCTGTCGAAGATCGCTTTATCTGGGAGTATCGCTATTTTCTGGATCAGAGCATCGATCTTGTGCGGCGAATGTATCCACACGCACACATCATAGCACCAGCGTTCATTGTAAACAACACCACACAGCGATGGTTTGATGTTTGTAAAGATGTGCTTGAAAAATGTGATAGCGTAGGTATTCATGCCTATGAGCATATGAGTTTTCTGTCAACAAAGGATATTCCTCGTACAAACCAATTAGCTACGCTAAATACAATGTATGAAGGAATTAAAAAGCCTAAAGTTATGACAGAGTATGGTATTAACGATCCAAAAGTATCAAAAGTGGTAAAATTATCTGAGTATCGGCAAATGCTACCTATACTCAAGACTATGGGATATATTGGAGCTACGTTTTATCACGTCAATGTAAAAGAGGATATTGATCCACAATATCACATTCCAGTATAGTGTAGTATAGTAGAAAGGATGTTCGTATGCCAAACCCAGTATATATCGTGCAAGTACGGTTTACTAGCCCACAAAAAGCGGAGATGTTTGCACGATGGATGTCACAGCATGCAATTCACGATTATGCACAATACTCGCAAATGATGGGCACGGATACTGGAGTTTCGATGTTTGTGCGCGAACGACAAGATAAAGATCTCCCACATATTACAACCGTTAATGCAATGGGAGCTTAGTAGAAAGGATACGTTATGTATACTACTGCTTTTGATAAGCTACTCCACCTGTACGAAATTGCACAAGAATCTGAAAATCCAGCAGATGCGCAGCGCATTTTTAATCTTGTACGACCTATTGCAGAGCGTATGATTTATGAGCTGCTAGAAGTTTCCCTTGTTGCACGAAATCTTGTTGATGGTAAGCGTGATGTAACTACAGAGGATCTTATTTCTGCTGTACATCATGCTCGTAATGTAATAGTGTAGTTAGAAGTACAGTTAGAAAGGCGCTCACATGAACGCACCACGAGCAGATAAAGGAGCTTCGCTTACTAAAATTGTAGCAATTGTTGTGTGGCTCTTCGGAACAATTATGACGTTCAACTTCATGAACCAGACAACTTCTGGATCATGGGAGTTCATCCAGCTTGCTGCAATATCATTCGGTATTCAACTAGTGCTTACCTTGGGACAAAGTCCAATTTGGACTGGATCAACAAAAACCTGGCAGATCAGCGCAATGAGCCTCTTTTGTCTTGTCAGCGATGTACTTATTAATTTCGGCGGTGCATTATCAGTGATGGCGCAGGTTGATGCCTCTGGAAGTATTCAGGCATTTTCCAGCACATTCTTTGGGACATCAGCTGATTTCCCAATGTGGGTCAAAGGGATGCTCGCACTTATTGTCAGTATTGCTATTGCAGGACTTCCAGAATATCTCTGGCGTCTGGATATGAAGTAGGAGGATGTTATGGGGTATGATCACTGGATGACGCCACCGGATGAACTAGAGCTTGCTCGGAGTGTCATGGGTAGCATTACGTTAGATCCTGCAAGCAGCACGGTAGCACAGCAGTATGTACGAGCAGATCAATACGCTGTGCTGCCAGAAGACTATGATGGAAGTCCAGGGCAGGTTGTCGATGGGTTACAGATCGCTTGGTATGGTAATGTTTGGCTTAATCCTCCATACAGTAAACCAGTAGCAGACTTTGCAAAGAAAGCAGCAAAGGAGCTACCAAACGTTACCAGTATGATGATCCTCGTTAATTCACAAACTGATGCAGCGTGGTATCATTTACTAATGGAGAAGATGGACTATCTATGCCTCTATCGAGGCAGGATTAAATTCTGGAAGGTATTTGATGGGGCTACACATCAGCGCTGGATTAGTACTACTACCAGTAAAATGACAAACAGCCCTAGATATACCAATAGTGTATTCTTCCACAGCAAGGATGATGCAACACTGAAGAGATTTGCGCAGGTATATGCAAAGAAGGGTAAAGTCTTGATGCCTTTATATTAGCTTACCAGGAAGCAAAGCGATGTGCGCGGTATTATACTCGCCGCGCACACCACAGAAAGGAAGAAAGAGGATGCGAACACACTACATTGTACGAGATCTGCGTAGGTCGAATGAGCGATTAGGTATGGTTACAAACGCGAAAATCTTACTTGGGGAAGTACAATACAAAGTACTTTGGGATGATAACAAGAGTGAGTGGGTTGCAGCAAAGCACATTATTGACGATGACGATGAGCAGCAGGGAAACCTAGAAAGCAGGTAATATGGTAAAGTATGTAGACTGTGCTGGTGTGCGCGAGATGGTATATATCTCAAAAAACGACATCCATCCAGCAATGGAAGAAGCAATTAACCAATACTATAATCAACCAGTAGCAGTAGGAGTAGATATTGAAACCACAGGATTAGATCCTCGCAACGATCGCATTTGTACCATTCAGGTTTCATTACGGTATGTGGGAACAAACGTTATCCAACTAGATCCAGGAGCATTTCCAAAAAACCTGATAAACTATCTGACCGATAGTAATGTACACAAGATCTTTCACTACGCGATGTTTGATGTGGGCTTTCTTTTGTATACCTATAAACATATGCTTCGCAGTGTTAAATGCACGCGCACAGCAGCATCTATTGTTGATCCTACACGACAGAAGTTCTTTTACCGTGGAAAACCTAGCCTCAGCCTTGCAGCGCTGGTAGATCACTATTTTCAAGATACATTAGATAAAAAGCTCGCAGTAAGTGACTGGTCTACTCCCGATCTTACGGAAGAACAGCTTGCATATGCTGCAAAAGATTCATACTATCTCACGGATCTCTACTATCGATTGACAGAAGAGATGAATGATTTTGAGTATGACATGTATCTTGCTGCTTGTGAATGGCTTCCTTATAAGGTGTATGCGTTACAGAACTTTCAACCAGATCACTTTAGTCGTGATTAGATAACCGTGATTACTGTGTGCGCGGAGGGAGTATTATGTCAACACGAAATATCAACATTAACAGTGGAGATTCAAGTGATAATCCAAAACTATCTCTCCGCAAACCTGAACTAGGTACTACTGCGATAACTGCTATTGTGGTTATCGCAGTAGCCGCGCTTGCGTATCTGGTTGCATGGTTTCTCGCGGTGAATATCACGAACTTCTACTGTTGGTCAAAGGGGCAAACTACCTGTATCGCTAGTGATATTATTCACTATCTTTTTATTCTTGGTGTTATTGGTGGTTTTATTGGTATTGGTGCGTATGCAGTGGAGATTATTCGCAATACAAAGTATCTTTACTTTCGTGGGGTGTTTTTGGATCGTAAGTCTATTGAGGAGCATGCGCAGTCGTTAATTGGTGTTATTAACACGAGCGCACGCAGTGAAGCTACGTATGGGCTTGATACACTGAGTAAGAGCGTAGAGGTAGTTGGTGGGAAAAGAGCAGAGGATGAAATAGACTCTATTCTTGCTACAGGATCAGTACTGGATGATATTGGACGTGCGCGGAAGAAGTAAAGAAAGGATATCTTATGCCAGATCTTACATCAACACCCATCGAGAAGCTAGACATTGTATTTGAATGTTATGCTACACGTGAATCAAAATATTACTGTAGCTGTAAACTTACATGGGAAAATATCACATGTATTGCGTATTCCACAGAGAGTTACTTTGATGCACTGAAACAAGCATTCGATCAGCTTTCTCAGTTGCGTCGATAGTACATAGGTAACACTAAGGAGTCTTTATGCCAACAATTGGGCTTGGAACACATGTACTACATGGAAAGGAGTATTGGGTTGATCTTCCCTGGAACACTGGTAATGGTATTTTAATTGCTGGTCAATCAGGATCGGGGAAGAGTCAAACGGCAGCGTTTTATTTAAATCAATACGCCTATCATGGAGCAAAGATCATCATCTGCGACTATGACAGTCCAGATGGTGATCAAGAAACGCTATCAGAGCGAGTAAAGCATCTCTCTGGTAGCTTTGCGCTTCCTGCGGTAACTAGTCCAGAAGCTATTCAGGAGCGTATGGAGTGGTTGAGTGAGGAATATGCGCGGCGAAAGGAAGACAACACACGCAGACATCCACTTATTATCGCAATAGATGAAGTATCAGCCTTTCTATCATATATCAATGATGAAGATCCGAGTGCTGTTGAATCATTCGCCCGCGATCTACTACTGATGCGTAAAGTTGGTATTCGTGCAATGATTATTGGACAGGAATGGTCATCAGGTTTCTCATCACACATCATGCGTCCGATACGATCAGCATTTCGTGTCAAGATTTTGCACAGGCTTGATAGTGCTAATGCAAAGATGTTACTTGATTCTCCTACATCAAGTATGATTCGTGAGATTGGATCATTAAAGACGGGGGAAGCTTATTATGGTGATATTCGTATGCGTGTACCGCTGTTGACTGAGGAAGATCGTAAACGAGCAGCAGAAGCTACTACTACTACAAAGGATAGTACTAATTGGCCTATGGATTTTGAAGAAAGTTTTATTCAAACACTTTTAATGAAAAATAAGTTAAACGTTGATGATTTAGAGTCTATTGTTGTATACTGGCGCGCAAGGGGATATACGAAAGAGGAAGTACTAAAACTTGTGCGGGGGAATAGAACAACTATCGCTAATTTATACGATAAGAATTACGATAAGAATTACGACAATGCCAAACTACAAAACCCATGACAGAATAGGATTAGTAGCAACAGCAGCTCTCTGTATTCCTCTGTGCGCGGTAGAGGTATCACAACAACAACAATTCCCATACAACACACTACAAGTAAGTATAGGAATATTGTTTGGAACCTACTTCCTCAGTCCAGATCTTGATACACGGAGTAGGATTTATTATCGTTGGGGTATTTTACGGTTTCTCTGGTATCCCTATCAGCGGTGCGTGAAACATCGTTCCTGGATTTCTCACAGTGGGCCAATCTCTGGAACGATCAGGTTTTTCTACCTGTACTGCATCCTGGTAGGGATGTCTTTTTTTGTGCGCGGGGAAGGTGTACCAATACCCATACCCCTATACTTAGGAATATTACTATCAGATATTTTACATACAATAACAGATAAGATGAGTAGATAGGATTAGTATAGAATTAGTGTAGTTTGTACACTATTTATTGGTGTTTTTGATAGTTTCTGTGCAGGTTTTAGTAGTTTTTAGCACTTTTTACTACAGTTTTACCAGCGTTTTTACCACACTTCTACCACACTTTTTACCATATTTCTTACCATCAATATGCAGTTATTCTGTGTATTGGTGGTATTTTTTTTTTATTTTAGTGCTTTTTTTATTGCTTTCTGGTTAGTTTTGATATGTATACATCACCCCCCTCCCCCGCACCTACTACCACCGGTCGTTGTGTCGGCCCCCATGCCGGTGTAGCGCGTCTGAATGGTTGATAAATCGCAACTTGGTTAAGGAATCGCAACAATTCACCGGCTTTACTTGACAATAACGCAAAGTGCGGTATGAGCCTGACAATGAAAGTTGCTAAAGCGATCATGAAACATTTAGAATGATCATAGAAACCGCTTGAAACATGCATCAAACTGCGTCAACGATCATCGTAATCGCTTGAAACATGGATCAAACAGGGAAAACCTGATCATTTGACGTATTTTTGAACGTGATCTATACTACGCACGCGTTGAATTGCAACGCAGAGAATTACATGTGGAGGGCGATAATGGATCGGCTTATGGGATGGACACCTAATGACAGGCTGTCTTATGACGGGGATATAGATCTCCGCCGCGCACGCAGTAGGATTCGGGAGTATGTTGACGCTTTTCATAAGGCGCCTGTATACGAATTGCGCTATGTAGCCGTTACTCAACTTCGGGAGTTGACAGATGCGATTCAGACTCTTAACTGGACTAGCTTACGCGGTCATGAACCATGTGTTGAAGGAATGACCGCGCTTATGCGCCAGCTATGGGCACTAAGCTCAATAGGCGATTGGGAAAATAACGATATCGTTGACCTTGGTATGATGAGTGCGGTAGCGTTACACTTCGGACAGACCGCGGGCTGCGATAGCGCATGGGATGCGGCGGCTATGCCTGTTTGGCGTCTAGGTGAAAGGCTGGCATCAGATTGGATACCGATCATTAATGGGCGTACGGCAGGCTGCGGGCTTAATCTACGTCAAGGTAAGATCGCGGCGGCGATCGGTAGTGATGTACTGCTAGTCCGATCGGCAAGGGATAGGATGCACTACTACGGCAAGGATAAATTTGAATCGCTTAGGGTTTCTTTTCTGGAGGTAATCTAATGTCATACGTTACTTCGATTACACTTAAGCGCGAGTCATTGACCGCGCTCCTGAACGCACAATCGAATTGGGAAGCGCATGCGGTAGTCCGATATGCGCTTGAATGTGACACCATTTCGACTAACGCGCTTGCAATCCGCGGTTTGAGGGTACCACTTGCGCCAGGGTTGCGCGATCGGATTAAAGCCAAGATGGCGATCGAAGGGACACCCGCAAAAATCCGCATACGGATCTATCGGGATATGCGACGCTACCGGCGCACGCGCTATTGTGTCGATTTTCGTTAGCGTGCAATAGTCCGAGTCGGTATACTCCCCTTAGGCAATGCGCCTAAGGGGTTTTTTTTTGTTTCGGTGCATAGCTGGTAGGCTTGCTCTCAGGCTTGCTCTCAGGCCTGAGAGCAGCGGTCAACCGTCGACGCACTCCACCAAGCTTGGTGGAGTGTTGCTGCTCTCAGGCTTGCTCTCAGGCTTGCTCTCAGGCCTGAGCGTATCGAGCGCTTCGGCCTGCACACTCGCCTCCCAGCTCAGGCTTGCTCTCAGGCTTGCTCTCAGATCTATCAAATATCCTACGCGAATCATACGCTAATCTATGATTCACATGGTATGCTACGCATGTTTCAAGCGGTTTTCAAGCGATTTTGACGCATTCTGAATCGATCGATTCGTGATCAGAATCCGTCAAAAATCGATCAGAAACCGCTCAAAATTGCTTTAGGCCGTGAACTATTCGGCATGCGAATGGTTCGCGATGCGAAGCAAATAGAACATGCGTTCTACGAGTGCCGGTAGTAGACCCGGTAATTTGCTATGCCCAAAATCCATTTGTGCATTTTAACCAATAATATATATTGAATTTATTTTCTTTTTACCATAATCGGCCTGAACTTTCATGGGCATTTGTGCAAAATATCCAAATTGGAAATGTTTTGTGGATAAATTGTGGATAACATGTGGATAACTTGGCAATAATTTGGTTTTTTGCCTACCAATTTTTACCAAAAATCCACTTTTAGCACAGGCATGCTAATCTGTCTAGACTGTCTAGTTGTGCATAGTATCCAATAGGTTTTCCTCTTTTTATACCAGTAAAATACCTATAACACAGTAATCTATACCAGAGTATATTGTACCATAGCGTATGGAATATACCAGTAATCGATAATTCCATACGCTGTATCATTCTGGTATAGATATATGGTATGGTATGGTATTTTTTATATTGTGTTGTATGGTATTTTTTGGTATTTTTACCTTTAGCCGCGCATTGTACACAATGCACAATTGTGCATAATTCTAGCTATTCCTGAAAAATACTATATACAATATCGATTCACCTATAGACAATTCATTATATCTCTCTATCTATCATGTGTTATGGAATTAGAGAATTGTTGAATTGTTATACGTTAGCCGCGCAAAGTATGAATTGTCTATAATTCTCTGTCAAAAATATCAGAAAAGTATATATCTTTCCTGAATAAAACATAGTTTTAAATTTATTCCCGAAATTTTGAAAATAGAACCAAATTGCTATTTTTGAGCTGCTAGGTTTTATCGTACCATACTATGTGCTATAGTATACATGCGCGGTAAGGGTATATACCATACCCCCGCTACAATACCTCTATAACGCGCTATACGCCATCCTAACGCACGATAAATCTTTTCTGGTATGATACCATACCCGGCCTATTTTGAGCGCCTTAAAATACCTATTTTGAGCCTCTATGATATACAGTATGGAATAACGATTACTAGATAGAGTAGTAATTAGAATAAAAAAAAAATACCAGTATGCACAGTGTGCATACTGGTAACGAACTAGCTAGACTAGCTAACTAGCTATAAATAGAATTAGATTTTGTTTTCTTATGCTTATGGTAAAATTCTAACACAGCAAGAGTCAATGGTGTGCGAATTGCACGCTTAGGATCTTCAGTATCCCAATTTGGCATAAACCAATCATGGCCATCCCAAACCATGATGTTAAAATCCTTATAATTAATATTTACATGGTATACCGTACCATACGGACTAGTTACCAGAAATTGTTTTTCTTTTTCTGGCAATTGGATAACCGTATACTTTACCACTGCGTTGACTCCTTGCTACTAGTGATTACTCTGTCATTATACCATAGCCGCGCAATTCATAGTACTAGAAAAGCGTTAGAATTGCGCGGCTATTGAAAAACCTACTATGCCAGATCCATAATCGCACTATACGCGCTATTGCGCATAGCCAGCCCATCCCCCAACAAGTCATAGTTCGCACGTGCGTGCGAGTCCATTTTCCTACCGCGGCTGCCAAGCGTACCATGCTGATTCGATCCATACTCCGTCACAGCCTGATAGGCATGGTAGCCGCTACCAAGGTGTGACTCTTGCACACCGAACGCAGTTACCCAATTTTGAGTCAACTGGTTCTTTACGCGAGTCACAGATTCGCATTTTTGCGTATAGATATATTCGATTGATTCACGCTTTGCGCTATCAATCTTATCTTTCATACCAGACCGTAACAGATTCGGCATGGTGGGCATGGGACAGATAATATTGAGAATGTTAACAAAATCGTTATCTGTTACCGCAACAGAAAAGAGATTGTCAATTGCGGCTAACATCTCTGCGTGCGCAGCATTCGCTTGCGCAATAAGCTCTAACGCCCACTGTGCCACGCTACGATACCCACCATGATGCCTAATAGTTAGGCGGCTATTAGCGTTGCGCAAGGCAAGATCGTGCGTATTTTTGCAAACAATTTTGATATTGCTTGCAATAGCAGAGGATGCCGTGCGCCCATCACGCGATTCAATGTAGCTGAAATAGCGGCTAAAATCATCCCCCCTAATCTGGTAATCGCCCATGTCAAGCGTACCAAACATCGTGGCACCGTTATGAATAATTCCCGCTGTGCTAAAGCGCCAGCCCGTTGCGCTTGCTAATGAGTCTAGTTCGTTAGCCAATTGCGTATTTTGCCAATATTCGTAATCCCTACCACAGTTACCCAAGTAAGCATACTCCCCGCTTGAGTCAACGGGATCCCTAAATAGCCCGTAGCTACCAGTATCGATTACCATGCCGTTAGGCATGGTAGCCGTTAGCGGCATCTTATGGATGCCGAAATCCATACCCGGCACCGACTCTACTGCCTTTACGAACGACTCCATAGTAGAGTCAACGTTACCTAACGAATGCCATGCCGACTCGGTACCAACAAACATGCGCCCTGCCAAAATATCATCCGGCATGATAACACTCCCTTGCTATTGAATAACGATTACAGTAACACTATACCATACCGCGTACGTTGTGTCAAGGGGGTAAGTATAAGATTTTTGTTATATCTTTGGGGGGCGGCCCCCCCGC